TTTTGAAAACAAAAAATAGTAATTTCCCAAGCGTTATTACTATTTTTTTAACCATAAATATTAATTTCAACCAACAAATTATTATTTTGAAAACAGAAAATCATAGTTTGTTATGAACCCAGCTCGAAACTTCACAAGGTATGACAAAGCGTAGCGTGTCATGCGTTGTGAATGTTTGAGCAACCAACCGCCGGCACCAAATTAGATCAAAAATAGGGCTTAACCAAGGGCGGTTAGTGTGACGTCATACGAAAAAGGAATAGATGAATGTGTGTGTGTGTTTTATCCCTATTTTTCTATATATTTTTCTTTTAAGGAAATCGTTTTTTTCATTTTCATTTTCAATAACTTACAAAAACCCCAAGACAAGGTTTTGTCTTGGCACCTATATTTTTTCGCTCATGAATTTGGATATTTTCGCGTGTCAAATTCCCGCGAAAGCCGTGCTACATAAGACTTTTAGCCAAGACAAAAACCTGTCTTACTTATCCACAACTTTAAATTCAAAACCAAAACAACAACTTACAACGATAATTCTAAGACAGAATAATTTTAATAAGACAAAAACTTGACAATATTTGTCTTAAAAGACAATATCTGTCTTGTTTTTAAAAATCAGTCTTTACTTACAGCGTAATAAAACTTTAGGACACAAGAAGCGTGCCAAGTATGAAAATTAAAACGAAATTTAAAGTATTCGATGCTTTGATGGGTAGCGGGAAAACAACTCAAATTATTAAAGACATTAAACAGTCAGATCGACTTCAAAACTTTATGTACATCACGCCATTGCTTGATGAATGTCACCGGATCTCTGGGACCACGTATGATGAAGACGACAAGTTTAAACGGCCTCTAGTGACCACTCAGGATGATACAAGTATCCATTATGCCTATCTCCCAGATGCACCCCTTAAAGAACGCCGTTTTAAGCATCCCTCGTACAAAGGCGGCAACAAGTCTGAAAGCCTGCAATACCTACTGACCAATCGTGAAAATATTGTCAGTACACATCAGCTGTTCATGAATCTAACGCCGCCAATGTTAGACGATGCAAAAGACTATGTACTGATCATTGATGAAACAATCCAGGTCTACGACGTTTATTCAGAATATAACGCGACTGAACTCGAAGCCCTATTTCGTTTAGGCTGGATCATTATTGATGAAATGGACAACGTGACCTTGCGTTTTCAGCGGGAAAACTTCGGTCTTAATGGCGGCGACCCGTCTGGCACCAAATACGAAAACCTGGCGACGATGTGCGACCTGGGCCAGCTGCTCTACGTGGACCAAAAACTGATTGTTTGGGAACTCAGCATTGATACACTCAAGGCCTTTAAAGAAGTGTGGATCGCAACATACATGTTTGAAGGCTCTCAAATGAGCGCTTATTTGAAGTCTTACGGCGTCAACTACGAATTGATCCGTTTTGGCAAAAAACCGTCTGAAATTGAGCATCTAATCAATATCTCTGACGACAAATTTATTAATGAAATTGGCGCCAAAAAAACCTCCTTAAGCTCAAGCCAATTCAAAACCCAGAAAAAAACCCTATGTGAGCAACTGGCCAAAAACCTGGACAATTATTTCAGGAATAAAGCCAAAGCGAAAAAAGGCGACCGTCTCTGGACCTCATTTAAAGAAGTCGTTTCACCGATAGCCGGTACCCGTTATAAAGATGAATGGCTGGCATTCAATACCAAGGCAACTAATGACTACCGGGACCGCACCAATCTCGCGTATTTACTTAATCTATTCCCCAATCCAATGGTCGTTAAAGCCTCAGCATTAAAAGGCTTTCCTGTTAATGAAGACGTTTTCGCGCTATCTGAAATGGTGCAATGGATCTGGCGCTCAGCCATCCGTGAAGACAAACCGATTAATCTGTATGTACCCAGCTCACGTATGCGCAATTTGCTGAAACAATGGCTCAATGATGATTTTGAGGATGTAGTGGCGGAAAGGACTGAACCATATCGCCAGAAAAAGAAACTTGAGACGGCGTAAATATATTTATATATCATATATTTATGCCAACTTTGCGCCGTGGGGAATACTCCATATTGTTATGCTTTTTTAAACATAGTCACTATGCCTTTATTCCCATATTGCGCATTTTTTAGCCTATGAAGGATAAGATGCTACCCCGGACCCAAAAGCAGGCATTCAATCAAGCGCATGAAATTTACATAAAATTGCATAAACCTCGTATTTATAAACATATTTTGGATGAAAACTGTTTACAAAAGCATAGGAAATGCATAGACTAGCGTTGTCTTGATTGAATTATAAATGCTTTATCCCAAGCCCGTAATTCAAACAGCAAAAACCGCGCTATGGCTAGTCGCGGTTTTTGTCTTTCTGGGATTTCAAAAAATACTTTCTTCAATTTTTTTCTCTGGGTCCACCAGGCACCAATTTTTTTATTTTCATGCACTGCAGCTCTCTCATTTTTGACCTGCATTGATATTATTATGTTTAATTTTCTACCTATGCGCAAAAGCATAGGCGAAAAACGTGCACCGACGGGATGGTCGGTTTACGTTATAATCTCTTTATATTAAAAAACCCGCTTAAAAGCGGGTCTTTTTACTAATTTCTTGAATATAAGATTAAGTTGCTTCGTATCGGCCTAAACAAAATTCAATCCACTGTGGATATTCTGAATCTTCACGTTCCGCACTGTTTAGCCCGAGTAAATTAGCAAACTCCATTTCATATCCATTAAATACATCATCACTAAATGGATTTGCATCAAGGGCTTCAATGCGCATCCGCAATGAATTTTCTGGATCATTATTTCTAAGACTAAACCCTGTATCTTCATCAGCATAACTATACAAGCTATATGGGCTTATATCAGCTTCAACAAAGCTACGCGCTAGTCCTTCAAAAACAACTTGACCATTTATTATAAATTTATACTGCCCGCCCGGTGACATTGGCAAAGAAATAAATTGTGAAGCGCCATCACAAGATATAGCGGCTGTCTTTTCGCTTAAACATGCTTGCGCAATACGCGGATTTTCCCCGGGCATAATAGCGGGGTTATTTCCAAAAAATATGACAGCAATTAATAAATTTTCATTATTTTCTGTTGCATCAAGAGTCATTCTTAGATCATTGGCCAAAACGTTAGAAAATCTTGTAATTGCAAATACTTGCATGTCTGGCTTTGGCGCTGGCGGGACCGTTAGGCCAGCCGGGATAGCGGTTAAAGATACATTTTCAAATTGCACGTAATTCAGCATAGCCGGATCTTCACCTAGGAATGTTCGGCCATTGAACTGCATTTTTATTTTGGAAAATACATTTACCATATCTTGCTCTGGTGCTTGAGTATCCATGTACATTACTGCATACACATCATTGGTTGCCCCAGCGCAACTAATAGCACCACCACCGCCACTTTTGACCCGGACCACCTGCACACTTGGTACACCTGACATAAGTGTATCGAGTACCGCAATATAATGCGGATTATTAGGCTCATGCCCTAGCTGGGCCTTAATATTATCTAGGCTAATTGTCATCGGTTTATCATAACGACCGCGCTTAAAAGATCCCGTAATTAAGCCAATGACGGGGTAAGTGCCTGTTTTACTGCTTCGATCTTCAACGCCCTGGTATTGGATCCCGGCCTCTTGCGCCAAAATCGGGGTGATATTGGTCATGTTACTGTCCTGGTGTATTTTCTCCTAGTTTAAGGATTTAATCGACGGCGCCTGGTCCAGATTCCAAGCATAAAAAAGCCCGCTATGTGCGGGCCTTTTTCATTGATCTTGTGGATACTGTACTTTGTCTTCAGTCCATGCTATTTCACCACATGAATGCAGCACAAAATCTCCACCGAAGGCTTTAGTTACCAAGCAATTGTCTACGCCTGGTGTAGCCCAAAACTCCACCGTCATCGGGCTACCATTACCAGAAGGCGCCCCCTGGATTGGGTGTTCATAACTGGTTAAAAAATTTGCTCTATTCCCGCTAAGGCTATTTGTCGAATACTCACGAATAATGTTAAGACTATAAAAAAGTACATTCACTAATACAGTTTGTACCGATGCATCCCTAAGTGTATTTTCCTGATGTATATATCTTGGGCCACCATTAACACTATATTCAAATACCAAATTATCCACTCCCATTTCTTGCGCCAGGAATGGAATAACAGTTGGGGTGCACGATACTTCATTAGAGTCGGGAATGACCTCATTAGCATCATAAGCGCACAAATCTTGCCCTGTTAAGTATCGGTTATATGATTTATTGCCGCTTGCATCTTTAACAATAGTCATAATAGAAAGATTAAGGCAATCATCTGTTAGATTTCTCAGCACTGTACCTTCACTGTCACAGCGGATTAATTCCACTCGATTTCTAAATGAATCATAGGTTAGATTTTCTCTTAATAAATCAATAATTGGCATGTTCGCCGTATATGCCATTTGTGTGTTTTGTACAAAATCCTTAATCGCAAAAACAAGTTCATCATATTTATTAATAGTTAAGTCTGGCGTCAAGTTGGGAATAAGCACCCAGGATGCATCACAATTGCATATTTCTGGCCCACCACCACCACCATCACCACCACCATCACCATCACCACCACCACCACCACCATCATCACCACCATCACCGTCTTTAACACGGACCACCTGCACGCTTGGCACACCCGATAACAGTGTATCGAGTACCGCAATATAATGCGGATTATCCGGCTCATGCCCCAGCTGGGCCTTAATGTTTTCCAGGGTAATGGTCATCGGCTTGTCATAGCGGCCGCGCTTAAAGGCCCCGGTAATCATCCCGATAATAGGATATGCGCCTGTTTTACTGCTTCGATCTTCGACGCCCTGGTATTGGATCCCGGCCTCTTGCGCCAGAATCGGGGTGATATTGGTCATGTTACTGTCCTGGTGTATTTTCTCCTAGTTTAAGAATTTAATCGACGGCGCCTGGTCCAGATTCCAGGCAATAAAAAACCCGCGCTTGGCGGGTCTTTTTATTGGCTTTGATTATGTAGGGTTATATGGTGCAAGACAGAAAGTAATATGCCCGGTTTCCGCATCATAGTGAACTGGGGTAAATGTTTCGCCAATAGTAGGGGCGCTAAAATTATTTGGGAAATATGGGATCAGTTCAATTCGTTGATTGATATTCGTCAAATTTCTAATTTGACAAAATCCATCATTATAGCAATCCAAAGTATCACTCAGATCACTACGGATATAAGCGGGTAAATTTGCCATTGTCCCTTCATGTAATACACCATTTACCCGGATATTGTAAGAATCACTCAAATGATCAAAATATACGCTGTCCCTTGAATCGGCACAATTAAAGGTTATCGGTGCCAAACATGCTTTTACAATCCGTGGATCTTCAACTGGCATAATGGTCGGGTTATTGCCAAAGCCTGCAAAGACAATCGCATTGTTTGGATTATTTGTTGAAACATCATAAACAATTCTAAGGTCTTGATCTGAAATATTACTCAAACGGGAAATTGAAAAAATCACTGCCCCCGGCACGGGTGAATCTGGGATAGTTAAGCCTTCCGGCAATGTGGAAAGGCTAAGTTCTTGAGTTGTTACATAAGCATCTATATCATCTTCTACAAGGGTAAATAACTGATCATTGATATAAAGTTTTGCAGAAAGCATGGCCGCATATAGATCTTCTTCACTTTGTGCATTTAAATAAAAAGCAATGTAAATGTGATTAGTGGCACCAGCGCAACTAATAGCACCACCACCGCCACCGCCACTTTTGACCCGGACCACCTGCACACTAGGCACACCAGACGCCAGAACATCCATAACAGCCATATAATGCGGATTGTCCGGCTCATACCCTAGCTGGGCTTTAATATTCGCCGGTGTAATGGTCATTGGCTTATCAAAGCGACCACGCTTAAAAGTACCGGTAATCATCCCGATAATAGGATAGCTCCCTGTTTTGCTGCTTTTGTCTTCAACACCTTGATATTGAATGCCGGCTTCATTTGCCAGAATTGTGGTGATATTGGTCATGCTTTTTACTCATTGATTGTTTGTTTTACCACCATTTTAAATTTGTCTGGAATGTTCAATTTTGCATATTCCAGGCATAAAAAAGCCTGGCATGGCCAGGCTTAAGCATTAGGCCAACTGGCCCGTATTTTCAGATGGATTATAAGTCAAGGTCGCTAATAACGCGCCGTCTCCCCTAACAGTGTCATAGCAATACACCTGGGTACTTAACCATTGAATACGCTGGCCACCGGTATTGATAAAGTCATAGCCGCTTTGGGTCATGGATCCATTTTTATAAGATTCAAATTCAAGTGTCACCTGACCGGTACCTTGTGATGAATACCAAAAGGCGCGCATTTGAATTAAAAATTCCTGGATATTGGGATAGTTTTGCTGCAGTGCTTTTACGTCAATTAAAACGGCTTCGACGCCATCAGCGGTATTATCCCCGCCCCATTTTAAAAATACGTCGTCGTTACTGCTAAAATTCCATCCGACTTTCACATTTCTAGGCGGCTGGCTAATCAATGTCCGGGTATCTAGATCTCGCCCGCTTTGTGCGGTCCAACGATAACGGATGACGGCATAATCAAATTTCTGAATTTCAATCGGTGCTTCTAAATCTCCACCCGGGGTAGGTGCTGGCGGCTCTGGCTGTGGCTCTGGCTGTGGTTGAGGCTCTGGCTGTGGTTGTGGTGCTGGATTCAAGCGGACCACGTGCACACTTGGCACACCAGCGGCCAGCACATCAGCAACGGCCAGATAATAGGGATTTTCTACATCACAGCCCAATTGCGCCTTAATATTCTGTCGGTTAATCAGCATCGGCTTATCAAAGCGGCCACGTTTAAAATAACCAGCAATCATGCCAATGACCGGATAACTTCCGGCCTGACTGCTTTTGTCTTCGACGCCCTGGTATCTAATCCCGGCTTCATTGGCCAATATTTTAGTGATGTTGGTCATAACGCTTATCTATTTCAATTTTCCTCATTTTAAGCATTGCTGTTCGCGTACTTGGTCCATATTCCAGGCAACAAAAAAACCCGCGCTTGGCGGGTCATTTATCAGCTGCTTTAAAAGATCGACGTCCATAGTTTTTTATACAAGGCCTTGCGCTCTTCTAAGCCATTACTACCACCATTCACGACGCGACACACCTGCTCAAAATCGCCTTGATTAGCAATGCGGCTGCATGCATTGGAACGCCAGAACCAGCATGCGGCTTTTACAGCATATTCAGGCTTAGTCAACATATCAGGATCATTCACCAGGGCCGCACCCAGGCCAATACCAGCACTACACAAAGTATAGTTATTTCGGCCAGTTAAATGGATTAAGCCACCGCCACGGTAGCGAAAGCCATCCCCGTTATTCTTGCCATTCCCCATGCGGCCACCATAGACAATATCGGCCAGGGCGACAACACCGGCATTAATGGCCTTTTGTGCTGCTGCTTCACTTGGAAAATATTTTTTAAAGACTCTATACAGTGTCGGCGCGCGATAGTTCATATTCTCGCGTAATTTCTTAAAGCCTTCTGATTCATGCAGTACATTTGCAGTGAAGGCAAACAGATCCGCTTTGGTCTTGATATTGAAATCCGCGACATGCTGATTGATATATTGTGCAAAGCCTGGTGCACAGTTTTTATAGATAGCCTGTAAATTGGCATCAGACAGCTTAGGTGCCGGCATCAGCTGATTGAACGCGGTCATGGACCCATTGCCGAAATCACCGTCTATGGCGCCAAAATAGACGCGCTGATCGGCTAAGATCTGCTGAATTTCCTTAATCGCTTGTTTGTTCTTTCCTTTGCCTTCGGATAGTTGGACAACGGCATCATAGCTGGCCCAGCCAATCACGCCGTCTATTACGCCCAAATATAGCCCCAGGTTTTTTAAAATCCGTTGTATTTCTTTTAGTGCTTCTTTCATGGATCACTTTTCCGATTAAATGCGGTAATCACATTTAAAAGGATTGGAAAAGCGTAATTTATGAAAATTCCAGCCAGGATAAAGACGGCGCAAAAGGCGGCATAATCATTTTGCTCGATAAGTAAAAATCCACCGGTCAAAATCGTAAATATGACACACCAATTACGCTTACATGACTCTGTATTCAGAATGCGATTAGGTAAACTTAATACACCAATACTCAGAAAAATAAGCAGCAAACCCACTAACATCAATACTGTCATGGTCATTTCTCCTGATCACCAAAGCTGTCACGAATACGCTTGATGTCATCATCTGTTAAATTCGCCTTCCCCATAGCAAACTTAATAACGCCAGCATGGACCAAGTGAATAATTGCGGGCGAAACAAAAGAAACACATGCCACCCAGATAATAATAATTGGGGTAATGTCGTTTTTAGTTTCGATGTAATAAATGAATCCCAAAATGCCGCCACCCATGGAAATGAGTAACTTAATCCATTTTGGATAAGGCTTAACGCCGTATTGTGGGGTCGGGTAGAAATACCCGACCACGGAACCTACAATAAGAAAAAGAACACTGGCCATAATCAAAAGAAAATAGCTATATGTGGTCGCAAAATAGCGTAATCCGTCGTTTGTAAGCACGCCTGAACTTGCAGAACCAGCCACGGCGTACTCTACAATAAATGGCGTTGTTATTAATAACACCCGACCGACTAAATCACACAAGCGCCCCACTATTTTAATCATCACTCTTACTCTTATTTCGACGCGATTGCCTTTAAATATCCGGTTATATTCTTTAATGCCTGGAATAAACCGACTTTCATTAGATCATTACTCTCGTTATGTGCTTTTTTAATATTCCAGGCACTCGAAGCGTAATAATCATCTAAAAGCCAATACGGGCTATTCATTGCCTCATATAAAGACATGTCGGTATTGAGACTAAAGTTCTGAATTTTTTCTAGCTGTACTTGATAAAAGCTCTTTTGCGTATCCCGTGAACGTGGCGAAAGGTTGAAATCGTACTGGCGCATCATCTGTACCTCTTTTACTGATACGTTCCAGGACAATACCGTTATCGAATGCAATATTGACTAAATGATCTTGTTGGTGCTGCAGTTCAAGATATTCATGCATGAGCTGATTAAATTCATTCACTTCCAGATTTTCTAAAAGTTCCATGCGGTTTTTAATCATTTTTCCGCAAAATTCAATCGACGTTATCATGTCAATCGGCGGCAATTGCTCACAGCCAATCGTGATTGCCATAGCGCCTAGAATCCAGTCTTTCGTATCCTGGCATCCCCCTTCTAAGGCCTGGGCCTCGACCCCGTTTAAGTGGCGGACGCTTATGCCATAGTCCCCGCTTACACGGTCCTTGCTAAACGTCTCGATATGGGGCGTTAAAAATTGGCTCACCTGGATCGTTTCGCTTAAGTCGTTGCTGTCGCGGGTCATTTCTAAATAGGTCAGAAAAATGGCATAACGCTCTTCGCATGTTAAATGGTCTACATTGATCGGCTTGCCGGTCACAGCATCCGTATTCTGGCCAACGATGGACCTTAAAATATAAGAAAGCTGGCGCTCATAAAAATGACTTGGCACCTTGGCCATGTTCAATAAATCGCGCATTAACATGTCTTTTATTTCGTAATTTTTGTCTGCAATTGCAATGAGTGGATAGTTCATAATCACCTTTAAAAAGTATCAACAATGTTTTGGGCGTCCCAGGCGGTACGCGATAAAAAATGAACCGGTACTTGTACCTGGATCCGGTCGCCGTCGGCATCCATTGGGACCACTAAGGGCGTGCTGACACTTTGAATTAGCATCGGTAAATATTTTTTGCCGCCATAATGCAGCGATACATACGGCGGAACCTTGGACGGGAAAAGCGATTTCAGGTTTTTCTGTTCGGATAGATTGGCCAGCAAACTTCCCTCTTCGAGTTTGGCCGGTAGCGCCCACTGTAGAAGGTTTTTTAATTGGTCTTCGACTTCTGTTTTTGCACTACGCCAGGCACTAAAAAGCAAAGTCATATTGATTGATACTGACTGCGTAGAAGTAAAGATCTGGGTCGAATTGACCTTGGTTAAACTTGAAAGGCCTTCCAAGGATCTTAAAGTGGATTCCTGGTCCTGGCTGATTTCAATACCGAACGTATTTTTGGCAATGGTCCCCAAGGTATCGACCCAATTGCCAGACTGCAGCATCCCGATCAAAGTCGGTAAACGGTGCTCAGGATTGGAATTGTCAAACGGCGTGGAGTATTGGCTCTCTACAGATAAATCCCCGTCCACGGCCACGGCCACGACCTGCTCCCCGCCTAGCGGCTTGCCTTCCTTATCACATAAGCGGATCCGGGCATGCAAGATCTGGCTTAACTGACCATAATCGGCCCGGTTTTTATATTGCACCGTCCGTTCTGGTGCATTCGCAACTTTCACTTCATTGGCCATAAAAAAGCCCCAAACTTATTTAGGGCTATATTGCGGCAATCGGATAACGGTACTTTTTCATTATTCCTGTTCAATCTTGATCAATTGAACATCATAGCCGCGGCCTTGATAAAAGCTCACGACGCTATCTAGGTTTAAGTTATAGCTAATTTTCCATTCAATGACTTTCTGATTATGCACCGGCATAAATAACCAACAATACTTTGATTCAGCATTGCCAGGCTTATAGTAATGCCAGAAATGGCCATTAATAAAAAAGGCAAAATGTGCACCTTGTTTTTTACCATATCTTAAACATTCGTCTAATTTTTCTAGGTCATTACCCGGCTGATTACCTTGCATTTTTTTCTCATATTTGTTCAATTAAACATTATGTTTATTTGAACATAATAAAAAAGGGCCAATCGGCCCTATTCCTGACGCGCCCGCCGTCCTAGCGGGTCTGCTTTCTTAAATTTACGTGTTTAAGAATCCTGGCCAGAATATACATAGCACCAGTGAATTGAATCCCGCCTAACACCATTTCGACAATAAACGCCGTATGCTCTGCATGAAAGACAATAACGTGACTCGATAGCGCTTGCCGATACAGCACACATAGCAAGGTATAAGTAATCATGCCAAATATCGGCAACAAAATAGATTCCTTATTCACCTCCCGATAAGACTTATCCAGGATCTTTATCGCTTTGTACATCAGGACCAGGCCGCCTGAAATAATCAAAGCCTGTAATATGATTAAAGCCATGGTCAAGGATCCGACCCAATGCAAACTCATTGCTTACCCTCGCTTATTTCTTCGATTTTTTCAGCCTCACTTAAGGCGATACTACCGGCGATAAAACTAAAGATCTGGTACTCTTCGATATAGCCGGCCTCGACGCAATCCTGACCGTTGTTAAACGTGACTAGATAATTTTTTCCGTCTTGTAGTTTCATGTTTAATTCCATTACACCATTGTATAAACGCTTCAAGTACCGGCTGAACATTTAGATCATCCGCCCAGCTTGCAAAAGTAATATTTCCTGACGCATTAAATGTAATCGCATCCCGATCCGAAAAATAGTAGGCCTTGCAACCGATATAGGCCTCTACTATGCCGACCCCATGGGATACATAGCGGGTCTTGCGATTTACTTTTAAAGTGCCATTCATCCGCCCGCTATCCGTCAATTTGTCATTTACCAGCTTGCGCAATTGGTCAAACTGGCCTTTATTGATCTGCTTATAGCTTAAACCGCAAATTGCAAAGTAATCACGCGCCTGGTCACGGGTAATCAGTAAGCCAATATCGCCAAATTCTTTCTCAATGAGCAAATTCAGCTTTTGTGAAAGTGCTTCATTGCCTGCACTTAAGGCATTAAAGGCAACCTGACTCAGACGGCGTTTACGCAAATAAAGATTACGCTTAACTCGCGGCTGGCCTGGATTATTGGTATGTAATTGAAAACCAGCTTTATTAGTCCAGTCATAGCGACCAGTGATGACCCACCACATGCTATTTATATTGTAGTAAGCAATCCCGGTCTTTAAGCGGCCCTTATTATCATAAAACCAGACACGGCCACCATGAACCAATTGATTTTTATCTGCGTCTTCGCGGTTACTCGGTGAAATGGCTTTGATCGCGTCCTCGTCCCCGTTGAAATGCTGACATTCTTTATAGCGGGCCTCGATATATTGCAATGCGGTCAAGTCACCTGGTCGCACGTTTTTAAGTTCATAGCGCTTAGTGGTACAGCTGAAATTAAACTGACTTTCTAAAAATGCAGTTATGCGGTTAATGGTCCTGAACATTTCTAGACGCATCAAATAGGGCATCAGCTCAAGGATATTCGACTCATATCGACCGCCATTATCCGGGCGCCGTGGTGCATTCACATTTTGGAAAAAATTAACCTCAATTCGACCACCTGACTGCAGCACATCCGCCCGTAAATCGCCTTTTCGGATGTAGCGGTTTTGCGGGTCATTAAAAATATATTCCTGCTGCTGTATGTCATAACCCAGATCATTCAGGATCATCAAAATAGGAGTGAGCACCTTATTGATATAGCGACTTTCCCAGGATTTCGCATCTGCACTGTTCCAGTGACAATCTGGCCATTTTGCTTCGATGTATAAGTGAGTGTCATATAGACGCCATGTACCTTGCATTGTTATTTCCATTTTTAATTTTGTTCATTTGAACACTTTGTTCATTTGAACATAATGTTCATTTGAACACAATATCCATTCTTAAAAACAGAACGACACATGTATCATTTTTTATACACCACTACGGCGCCAGCGCTTGTCTAGGAGTTATGCATATTGTTTAATCTATTTAGCGTACATCCTTCTGCCATAATGTTCGCTTGGCCCTGGCCAGTAAAAAAACCGCATCCCAAGAAGTGCGGTTTTTTTATGCCTGGCATGTAATAAAAAAGCCCGCAATTTGCGGGCCTTTCTTTTAGCTTAAGTCTTACATTTTTAAACGCTGTTCAAAATCATTCAGATTAATAAACAATTGTTCATCTTCGTTTAGGCACCATTCCGCGGTATTTTTCAATACAGACAATTGGTGCATGAGGCTGAATTGGTCGGCTGCAACTAACGTGGCCAGATCATCACCGGGTACCGTGTAGGCTTCAATGACCTGGATCGGGTATTGGGTCCGGGCTAAAAAGTCGGCTTCGTCTTCACCACCATGGACCGCGATAATACGCTCCACCGCCGGCAAGTAGACGCCATAACTTAGCCAGGCATCCACGCCCTGCATTGCCTTCATTTGCGCATTAGCGCGCATGTTTTGAATCACAGCACCTACGGGGTCAGTTATGCCGCGACTGTCCAGGACGGCGCGCACGTTGGCCACAATGGGCGCCAGCTGTTCTGCATCAGGTAATAGCTTAGTAATCATTATTCTTGCCCTTAATAGAAATCTACTTCATCCAGCTTAAACCAGTCCTGTTTAAGCAACCATAACATCACGCCAGGGCTCACGACCCAACATGTATTGCGGCTATCCCATTTGCATTTAAAACCATTGGCACTGGCATAGTCCTTCATATCGTCTTTATACGTGGTTTTAAACCGGGCACCAAAACTACCAGTACCTAAAAACGCCACGCCGGTTAAGCTCTCATTTTTAAAGCGACCCATGCCGGTGTGATGTTTCGTATGCTGTTTAACGATCCCTTCCGGGCCGTCCATGTCTAAAGCAAACTTGCTGATAATCACATTATAAAGACGTTCCTGGCTGGCGCGCTCTAAAAACGGACCAGTATCAACCACCAAATGCCCCAAAGCATTGGCAATGATAGCGGCCAGCACTTCACGTTTTTGGTCATCGCTTAGGATCTGATCATAAGTATACGGCAAGGCAAGCTCGCCACTTTCTGCTGCACGCAAGGAAATGACCATTTTTCCACTATGTTTTCCGTAAAAGTCCTTGATCGCTTCGTCTTCGACCAGGCCAAAATTCAGCTTGATCTTTTGGGCCTCAGCAAAATCAAATACGTCATCTAGAATATCCTGTCCATACTGCTGGCGGATCCGTTCCATCAAGTGCATCTGACTATTCGGAATTTGCAGCATTGCGACGCCCAGCTGCATTTCAACTGATTGCACAATCCCTTCAAAAATGCCGTTATAGGCTTTTGCCAGCCCAGCATTACGCTGATAAAACTCATTGTAGAAATTGCCTGGCCAGAATACGCGGCGGCTTTCCTTATGGCGAATGGTCGTCGCGCGAACCGATGTGACAGCGTTTAGCCATTCCTCCTGCGCGCTCTTAAGTCGGTTTTCTACGCCGTCGCGTACTTCCGGGAAAATATCGCTGAAACGGGCATATTTGCGATATTCATCAGCACTTAAGTTGCCATAAGAGAAAATTTCTATCTGGGTCAATGCGCCCCATTCATATTCAATAAAGGCCGCAATTGCTTTACCGCGCTCATTGGCTGCAATCGGTACAATCTTGCCGCCGTTGTTGTAGCCATTGTTCATAGCAAAGGTATATTTCGCTTGATGCTCTTCTACGGATGTTATGCCGTAGGTCACACTGCCATCGTCCTTAACCGATTTCACCAGGTCCCCATTACGCAATAACATGCCTTTTTCCGCATGATAAACCGCGGACCCGTCGAACATCATTTCACGCTCTTCGCGGCTAAATGGACTATCTTCAAAGTCGAGTAACGTTTGCTTGGATGTAACCGCCATACGCTGAATGGCGTTATATTTATTGGTCGCAATTTGATGTATTGGCCCTTTATCCTCGGCCAAAATCACATTATGCAGCTCAGATGATGAAAAGCCCTCACCAAACGCATAAGAACCCAATGAAGAGATATAATCTGGCTCACCACCACGCGGCTGGGCGAATCGGTTTAAGCCAGAATCCCAATTTTCCACGGTATTATTTGGAATATAACCATCATAGCGCGCAACAATCGCCTGTTTCTGATCCGCAATTTCTTGCAGTTTTGAAGTCTTAAGCGTCTTGTTTTCCAGCTTCATCAAAGCAACGTATTTTTTATAATCCGACGTCACCACGTCCGCAATAATCTTTTCCTGGCTGCGGGTCGCATGGGCCGCGGAACGGCGCGCAATGGTCAGTAACATTTCATTTTGCTTAGAATTACGCTCTAAACGGGATTGGATTTCACGCTCTTCGCGGACCACAAGCAGCTTTTCAATTGCCTCCTGACTATCCGCCTGGATCATTAAATCGAGCTCTTCATCTGACAATTCACCACTGACCGCCAAGGTCCCTTTAACATCCAGGTCCTTGGTCATCAGGTTTTTGATCCAGTCGGATTTTCCATCAATTACGCGCAATTTATATTCATCAAAAGTACCGTTTGCGTTGTACATATAAACGCGCACTTTTGCTTGCTTATTGCCCTGGCGTACACCACGACCATTACGCTGTTGTAAGCTATCTGGCGTCCAGCCGGTCGTTAAATGGTGAATCGCTTGAGTACCGCGCTGTAAATCAATACCGGTATCGGCTTTTTTATTGGCAATGACTACGGTGTACTTATCGCTTGCAAAGCCGTCTTGAATATCTTGCACGTCATCGGTGCCGACTTTGCCAGATGATCCGTCTGGTTTAATCGACGCATTCAAAATGGCAATACGTGATTTCTCAACACCACAATACTGGATCAAGGCCTGTTTAATGGTGTGATGCATGGCCAATGTATCGCAAAAAATCAGCTGTTTCGCGTGCCCGTTATGCATCGGCGTTAATTGCTCTTGCTTAAAGTTTTCGATCATCGCTTGCAGCTTTGCAGACAGCTTAGGCTTAAGATTCAGGCCCATTTTGTCGGCGGTTTCAAACAGAATCGAAATGGCTTTCATGTCATTGGCGGTTAAGCAAAGCTGCTGCTTATCTTCATCCAGGAATGCGCGCACGGTAATTTCGTATTCATCAGACTCGCCAAAGTTTTTGGCCCGGCTCTTGATCTTAAGATCCTTTTCATCCACTAGCGGATAATTGCGCTTGGTCTGGAATTTTGGCGGCTTTTTGTTGAAGGTATCCACGACGCGCTGTGCCAATGTTTCATCTTCTGGCGCGATATAGTGAATGTAATAACCGCGCTCAATAACGGCGTCCTGACCCATCAGAATCAAGTCCTGCATTTTGCTGATCAAGTTAAACGGGTGTGCAATTAGATCGAACGGCTCCCCTAACTTTTCACTCATGCTTTGCAAGAACATCATCGCATCAGCATCATGCAATCCGCTACTTGTTACCGCCTGGCGTGCATAGCCATACGCTAGTTTTAGATCACTTAATACTTTGCGGTCTTCGCTATTCAGATCAATATTGGTTTTTATATCTTCTTGATCCGGGATTTTCAGTTCATTTTCACGCGCCGTCTGAATATTGGCCACGGTATGTAGGGCATTTTTCAGCAATTCCACGTTTTTAAAGCCGGTAAAGGTTTCGTCTGATCGAAGCCCGCCGGTAATATCGACGCCCTCAATACTTTCGGTATTGGCGAAGGTACTTAAGAAATCGTCCAGGTCTTCAATCGCTGCACCGCCTAAAATTTGCTTGGCTTTTTGCTCCCCGACGGATAGGGATAACATGGTAAAGATTTCAGCCGGACTGTTAGTAATTGGCGTCGCGCTTAGCAATACAACACCATCTTGCAGCCCATTACTACGGCGTACATATTCAGATTTAATTTTTGCTGAAATTGCACGGTTAGACAGCTGCTTTTCACCCAGCAAAGAAAGGCCTCGAATGGTATTAAAATTGCCGCGGCCTTCACTGGCATCACCATTTTTAAACATTTGTGCTTCATCGAATACGATTGAATCGACGTTTAAATCTTCAAAAAATGGCAAACGACCTTTATCGCCTTGCATCGCATCTTTTTTATCCGCGATAAATGCGTTGTAGGCCTGGCGGTCCTTGTCCTTGCTTAAGTCATAACCGGATAACTTGCGCTCATAATACTTTTCAATGGTGCCATCTTTGACCGGAACCATGGTAAAAGCATCGCTTGTAATCAGTACAATGCGGTACTTTTGCGATTTAATGAGTAGGTTTAGGTCAGTGCCATAATTGGCGCTATTGATTGACTCAAGCGTATTTTCTTTGGATCCGATCACCAGCACATCGCTGGAATCTTCTAAGGTCATCTGCATGTCGCGCAACCATTTACTGATCGTATGCGATGGAACGACAAACATGGTCCGCTTTTTAATGCCGATATTATGCAAGTTGCGTACTGCAGCAATCGACGTCATGGTTTTACCTAAACCTACGTCAAAACCAGTAATCCCCTCAAAACGACGACTCAAGCGGCGGATCTCAGAATTTTGATAAGTCTGTAAGGCCTCAAAACCATCGAACTTAGGCGCAAAGCCCTGAATCACAATAGGCGAATCATCCAGCTCAGTGACCATTACTTTGTTGTACGGGTCATTAATCTTTTGGTCCAGGTCGCGCATGAATGCATCGTTAGAATGCAGATATGAAACGAAAGTCGCGTCAATTTCGCGGACGTATTTTAAAAAGGCCTCCATCACTAAATCATGATCGGCTCGGTCCACGTCCTTGGATACACGCAAGGTCAGACGGGTATTGTTATTGACCGCATCGAGCAAGCGATTTAGAAAGTAAATGCGGATCTCTTTACTCGGACGGCCATGCTTAAGGCGATAAAGCACATCCTCAAACGTCGAAACACTAGATTGCACCTCCACACGACCATCAGCATTTACAAAGACGTCATCACCGCCATAAATACTTAAGAACTCGCTTTTAATGCCAATATCAATATTGGTTGCGCGCAAGCTCAAATTCAGCTTATTCACATCCACATTGCTTGTATATTCAGCGGCTTTATCACGCTGTTGCATCAGTTTCGCGCGTAATGCCGGATCTGTGGCCGCTTCAATTTCAGTATTAATCCGGGCCAGAAACTCGCCATAGTTGCCAGAATAATAATCACGGTTTAACGATACCTTGGTACCATCACCATTGACGGCGTACTGATCATCTTTGAATGGGTCAAAATCTGGGTTACTGGCACGGATATGCTCCACCGGGACCATAAAGTTATCAGCCCGGCCCATATACACCGCATTTTCATAAGCGGATTTAACGTCTAGATCCTGGGCCACGACCATGGCCAGGCCATACCAATAATTTGAAATTACGCCGTTGTCGAAGGCCTTAGCATTAAAATTCAGCATGGTTTTTAAAGCAGCTGACTTGTATTTCTTTTTACCGACGTCTGCGGCGATGCCCTGCATTGCGTCTGTAAGCGCGCTATAGCGACTTGCATAACTTCCTGTAGTCTCGGACTGTAATGCCTCATAAAGCGCAAATTGCACTAACCAGTAATTAAATACGGTAGGGTCTGCGCCCTGGGTAACATCAAAAAACTGATTGACCCAGGCTGGCACATCGACACGCGCCGACACGCTATAGGCTTTATAGTCTTTTAGATCCTGTAGTTCTACACCTGCATGAAAGGCAATTAAGGCACTGCTAAAGCTATCAGCATGCTCATGCCCGGTGACAGTACCGACACTGGCCCAGCGGCCATTTTGATATTCATACGTGGTCCCGCCCATAATCCGGGTATCGCCGTCCTGCGGGCCTACTGTCGGCTGGGTTTCTGCCAGTTCTAACATGCTTCGATCAATACGGCTGTCCGGGAATCGACGGATCAATTTAAGAATATTGCCTAGACTGTCATTGCTGATCACGGCTTCAATTTCACGCTGTTTATTGCGCCAATCTGGAACCATGGTCACTTGACCTAAAATGTTCTGTTTGCCTTCGGTTTTGTAGTATTTGCCGGCAATAATATCGGCATCCAGCACACGCGATTCCTGCAATAGCTTGATCTGGCCGTTTTCATACAGATTTTCAATTTTGGCTGTGAGCTCTTCGCTATGTTTACGAAATACGATAATGTCCGTGACTACATCAGCACCGGTCGGGTGAAAAACTTTGTTAGGTAAACGATAGGCCCCGATCAATTCTGCCTTAAGCGCGATTTGCTGGCGAAACTTGCGACTTGAAGCCCCGGTCATTAATTTTGTGCTGGCCAGGAATACACCCAATTTGCCATGCTTCAATTTATCAATCGAACGCTTAACGAAATAAGTATCCAGGTCATCGTCTGCGTAAATGTCTAAACGGGCATTATCGCCACGCGCTTCTTTAGATCCAAAGGGAACGTTAGTAATCACCGCATCATAAGAGTTATCTGCTGTTTTGGCTGCAATCGCTTCAAAAGGACTGATAATTACATTATGGTCCTGTTGGTTATTGACCATTGCGTTAATGGTCCCAGATACTTCATCGAGCTCGACACTTTGCATCACGGTATTTTCAGGACGTCCAGCGGAAAAAATACCCGTCCCCGCGCAAGGATCCAGGACCGCGCCACCATCAAAGCCTAAATCTTTCATCAGGTCCCACATGGCATTCGCAACGGGCAACGGCGTGTAGTATTCATATTGACTACCCTTCACGCCTTCAACTTCCAAATTTCCGCCTTTGCCGGTATACCGCGATAAAATCAGCTTCTCTTCTGGCGTCGGGATACGCTTAGGATCATTTTCTAGCTCTCGCATTAAAGCGACGGCCTGGTTATTCATTTTTTGCCGTGCTTTAGGTGTGATTTCAATGTCTTGAAACTCAAAAGCACCTGTCGGCATGCCGGTCTGTACTAATTTGTTTTTAAGGGAATCTAAGGCGCTCTTAAACACCTTAAGTCCCTGTTTGGCCGTGCGGTTAATTGGCATGGTCTAATCTCGATGAAGGTAAATATTTCACCTCGATTTTAGGCAAGTGCTACGGCGTCAATTTTCATAATTCCTTAATGCAAAAAAAGCCCGTAAAAACGGGCTCAGATCATGGCAATACTTCTAGACTTAATCTACTTCTGATACAGCACGTGGACCACTTTAAAATGAATGACCCAGACCCAGGGATTTTCTGTCCAGGACGGATCCCCATATAACCCGGACCATACCCGGCGAAAAGCTGCTTTCGGTTTTTCATACCATCCCTGGCTTATTGCCGCTTCTGACTTGGATAAATCAAAGCCCTCGGCTATTGCATCCGCCTCGGATATATCACTGACGCGCTCAATACCAATTTCAGTCACTTCAAGCTCAATTCTAGAGGCCCATTTCGGCATAAAGATTGACGGTACTTGTCTACCTGCAAGGGCCGCTTTTGGCATGGTCCATTCTGCTGGGATTTGGTCCCCGGGAAAATAATGTGCTGCGCCGTCGGCTACATATTCCACGGCAACATCGTCACAATCGCAACCCTCTAAACTTGAAGGGATCGTTGCGCCCTTCCAGGTTTCACGGACCCATAGACGGGTGCCAACGTCCCCATAAGGACAGCCGGCACTAGCCATTTTTTTGAGCTCTTCAATACACTCAGCCTCAGTTGCACCACTGCAACCAAAGCCATAATGAGGATCTATCTGCACTACTGAAAACCAAGGCCGATCCTTATCAATAGCGTTTTTTACCGGAATTTGGTACGGCTTCAACATGCGCCGGGTCTGGGTCTTTTCCCCGTTTAATAGCGCTTGGACCATAGCGCTATTAAATAAAATCGGGATAGGCTTACGAAGCATTTGTTAGAATCTCTTTTTTAGGTTTATTTTGTTCATTTAAACACTTTTTTCATTATGCTTAATTTGTTCATTTGAACATTTTGTTCATTTCAGCATTATCGAATTGAAGTGTCAACAATAAAAAAGATGAAAGGCATATCAAAAGCCATCTGATAGGCTTTAAATGCTTACCAATTAAGGGTCTTATACTAATTAAAAAATATATTTGTTCATTTGAACATATTGTTCATTTTACTGATTATTCTAATCTATAACTGCCTTATGAATTTATTAATTTGTTCATTTGAACACTATGTTCATTTTACTTAATTTGTTCATTTGAACATTTTGTTCATTTTTTTATTTTCCGTAGGATCTCACAAAAAATAATGCCCTGGCGGACCAGGGCATGATCTTTTAAATAATAGGATTATATGGCTGCTGCTAAGCGGCTTTCTGCGCATAGCTCGATCATGGCGCCTAGGGCCTCAGCATGGACCACGCTGCCACACTTCTTAACTGCAGCTTTAACATCGTCCAGGGTGTAACCTTCATTGGCTTCGACCACAATTGCCGGGACAAACTTTTCAGCATTACTGGCGGCAATGGCCAGACGTTTACGGCCATGAATCACATAGTTTTTCGATCCCTGGACATAGACAACAATTGGCTCTTTCACTGTGGCCTTGGCTTCTTTATGGCCATCGTCCAGGCGCCCCAGATCCAGCTTAGTCACCGGCAATAAATCATAATGGCCATCTTTAGACCAGGCATCAAACATCATGCCGCGCATGCTGTCGAATAACGCCGTCTGTCCGCCATATATGCGCGCTTTAAGGTCCTCTAGACTCATTTCAACAAGCGAACCTACACTATTAAAGTTTTCATCATAATGCGCCTGGTACAAGGCTAGGGCCGTTGCTTTAGATCGAACACCCAGGATAACTTTATGTTCATCAAAGTTTCCATGGCGGTCAATCTGATTCACGACAAATACACGACCGTCATAATCATGCGGAACGTCCTCAGCAATAAATACGTCCAGTTCATCACCATCTGCGCCCATGGTGTCATCAAAATAACCATAATGGGCCGTCATGGTCGTTTCCCAGGCGGTACCGTTTTCATCCACACCACGGCGTACACTGCCGATAGGGTTTTCAATAGAAATCGGCATGCCAGCAATACTGACCTTTGCGGTTTTATAGTCATTGGCCACAAGCTGCTCTTGCGTTGGATTTTCTCCCTCATTGACTATGCTTGTTGCTGCTGTCTGGGCCTGGGCGTCCACCAGCTGAATGGTTTTTGCTGAATTACTGATCAAACAGTCTAGGGTAAAAACCAGATCTTGACCGGCTGCGCCTAAGCTGTCCAGCAAAGCCCCACTTGATACCTGTTCACTGACCACATTCACCGCATCAATAAAGATCTTCGGTGTACTTAAGCTATTCAGTAAAAGGCGGGTCGAATCGACGGCGCCCTGTAAGGTTTCAATGGTGATTTCATTGTTCTGCACAATACGCTCAAAAGGTGATAAATCAATCCCAGGATCCAACACAATCTCAGCGGTCGAGTCGGGTAGGGCATCAGCTGGCGGGGCCGCATCAGCGGTAGCATTAACGCTACCGCCTTTAAGCAAGGTCACAATTTCTTGCACTCGCTTGGATGCTAGGATTTTCTCCACACCTTTAAGCTCTTTTGCTTTCAGCTGATTAACCAGCTTCACGCGCTCACTAGATAACTTAATTTTCTCAATTGTTTTCATGGGTGCACCTATTAAATTTCTAGTGAAATTGCATATTCAGCATAAGCATCGCCGGCTTGCTCGAATAAGGTTTCTAGTTCTGGGTCCAGGTTTTCAGCCATGGCCACCAGCTTGTCACCAAAATCAGGCGCCGACATATCCACGGTGCCGGCAATGATTCCTTCTAAGAATTGACGCTCTTCTGACATTTCCGGGACCTCGTTTTCTGGCTCTTCTGGGGCCGCTGGCGCCGCTTCTGCAACTTCCGGCACCTCTGGGACCACCTCTGTCGCTTCTGGCTCTTCTGGGGCCGCTGGAACTGGATCAATATCATTAGACATGACCTGCATAAAAGTCGCCGTCACGTCGAATAACAGTTTTTGCGGCTGGCTAAACAACACGTTTGGATAAAACTCATTGCGTAATTTGGTAATCATCAATTCCAAAGTACCGCCTTGGCCATTTTTGATTTTCTCAAAATACTTAGGCGCAAATTTATGTGTACTTAGCTCGATAGCAAGTTTCGTCACCACTGCAACCAATTCCGCCTCTGTCGGAATCACCTTCATTTCGTACTGTTCAAGCTCGGCATCAGTAAGCATACGGTCATAGACTGCGACGCCGTGGCGCGCATACGCTTGAATTGAGCTATCGCCAGGCTCGGTCCCGATAAAGCCTTCCGACGGCGTACTTCCTGGACCTGCTGCACGTCGTACCAGGGCATAACGATATTGCTGCGGGTTATTGACACGTTCCCAACGCGCAATCATCTTTTTGGCATTCTCAATCGACTTTTCGACCATCGTGCGCTGAAATTCATCACGGAATCGACGCGGCAATAGGGCCTCTGCTTCTGCGATTTTCGGCTCTAGTCGGTCTTTAACACGGGCGCGCTTAAATTCATCACTTGTATGGCCGTGGAAATCCGTAACGCTGTAATCAATTGAACGCCAGATCGCTTCGGCTTCTTTTTTGAAGACAACGCCGGTTTTTGGCGGCTCTGGGGTGACTTCTGCTGCCTTTTCTTCAACATCCACAATAAACATATTCAATACAAGGTTTTCAGCTGCGCTATCAAGCATCATATTGACATTGATTTGGTCGTTTTCTATACTGCTATCAAGCTGGCAACCAGCGTTGCGGGTCAGTTTTTCAAGATCATCTTGATTGGCTCCCGACTTAGGAAGCGTTGCTGCATGAAGTCCGTCTAATAGCGGGCTTTTTGCATTCTGGGCCTCAGCTTTAGTAATGGTATGGTCATAATGATATTGGCCCTTATCATCCTCTCGAATGACAAAACGCACATTGACGCTCTCATTTTCTAGCTGCAACGGTGCACCCAAAATATGATAAGCAACAATATTACTTTCCTCTTTTAAATAAGGTTGTTTAGATTCAACCAATTCCGCAATACTAAATAATTCTTTTAAAGCGGCAATCGCCTTTAACTTGCGTACATCACCACTCTTACTAATGATCTTTTTAACACCACTTTTGCGCACCGCCACCTCTTTACCCAAAGCAGGGCATGGGAACGCTTGACCGATCATGTCTTCTAAGGCTTGTTTAACGGCTTTTCGCAATTCGGCATTGTCTGTAAATTCGCCAAATTCATCGCCCTCTACAATCGGGACCTGTTTGCCTGGAATAGCGTCATTAATATCATTGGCCAGCTGCTCGACGGATCGGGTCAAGTCATCACGATAACTAAACTCGGTACCAGTCACACTGTAAGTAATACCAACAATATTTCTGCCTGCACCGGCAACTTTGAAATCCATTTTTAAGGTATGGCCATCTTTGCTTAGTTCTTTAAAACGTTCGCCGTCCCAATCCAGGCCGCGCAAGTTATTGCGCACATCAATGCCACGGCCCTGGAAAAATGAATCTAGATGATCCTGAAAGTCGGTTAATTTTTCTTGATCGTCCATAATCAGGGCATAACCTTCTGACGTCGTTGGATCAAAATCATCCTCTAGGGTCGGGTCATCTTCTGCCAGGTCTTTTCGATCACTGACGCGGGCAAGCTCAATTTCTTTTTGCTGCTGTTGATTTGAGTGCGATTCATTGTTCATTTGAACAAATTGTTCAACACTGGCATTCATTTCCGCGGCTCGATCTTTTACACCGTTTTCTGACATTTCAGGCAAGGTGAAATGAGCAATACTTTCACCGCCATCATCACGGGAAATGAAAATTTCTTCACCGGCAGTATGCGGGGTAAACTGGAATTTCAGCTTGACTTCATTGCCATTCAATACCACGGTCTTAATCGCGGTACTGCCTGATTTCTCCCAGCCCAGGGCAACCAATTCCTTCACAATGCCTTTGGATAGATCCATCATCGACGCATTTTCATAAGGATCTGAATTGTTCATTTGAACACTTTGTTCATTTGAAGCATTTTCCAGGTCCAGATAATCAGTACCCGATACTTTAATCAGTTTTTTCGCTGTTTGGCCCCAAGATAGCGAATCGCCTTGCATAGACTCGCCCAGGCTTTGCAGACGCACTGTAAGCCATGATTTGATTTGCTCAATATTGCCTTCAAATTCACCACCGACGCCGGCAATATTTAATTGGGCTTCATAGCTATCATCGCGTGCGGTAATTCTTAAACTGCCTGATTTTTTACCATTATCGTGAATGTTATAGCGTGCTGTAATCGCATCTTGATCCTGTTTTGCCTCGACCATTTCTTGCGCTGCATCACTAAAGCCTTTTGCAATGTCCAGGTTTTTTAGCACATTGAATACCAGCAATACTGGATAATCAGTCGTTTTTTCCAGGGCCATTAATGCAGTGATATGCATCGGCGCTGAATCTGGATTATCCCGGTATAGGGTATAGATCTGGTGAAGCATATCCGGGCTTGCTTTGATCTTGTCATTGTAGGCATCGTCACGGTCCTTACGCGCGCCTTTATACGCGGTACCATCAGACTTGGCATCTTGTTTACCCAGATTGGTGACGCTTGCACATACCTGCTCGACGGTAAACGGGCAAATGTCCTGACCCAATGCATCAATATTGCTTTTCGCTTCGCCGTCTTCGCCAATCTTGCCGATTTCAGTCGTTTTCTGCTTACGGGTCGCAATACCATCAATCTGTTGTTGGACCTCACCAATCTGGCTATCCAGCGTGCGCAATTCCAGCTGTCCAGCTTCTACCTGGTCCACTAACCCAGATAACACCAATTCATCTTTAAGACGGGCCGCCTGTGCACGTTTAAAGCGCTCATGGTTTTTGGCAAGAAGGCTTGTCATACGCTGTGCAATCAATGGATATTTTTTCGCATCGACCGAACGCGGTTGAAGTACCGCGGTCACATCACGTTTATTTAAAAGCCATTTCCACGACGTTAAAACATCATCCGCGCTTAGCTTGGCTGGCGTCGTATCCGGGTTATTAAACAAAACAGTAATGGTCTGGGTATCCGACATAGTAAAGATCGCCCCGACATTGACTACACCATTACGCTTAAACGGCTCGATAGGGGTGACGTCTTTAACAAAAAATTCCTCATGATCGAAGGCTTTTAAGGCCTCAGCCATTTTTTGAATGACTTGATCCAATTGACGGTTTTTAATAATCATGGCGTCCATCATGCCGCCAAATTCACAGCTTTCGTCAATGAGTAGGGCAACCACATCACGCGGGGTCATTTGCTCTGTAAGCTCACCGGAGACGTCACAACGGGCCATGTCATACATCAACTGACCCATACTGCCGCCATGCGATGCTAAACGGCCTTCATCCCATTGCACCGATTTCACGGTCCCCAGGGAATCCAGCATCATGGCATCACTGGCCAGGACATACGGCGTACCACTTGGAATAGGGGCACCATCTAAAAAGGTCTTCACTGCGTTTTCAGTCATATCGACCGTATTACGCACCTGACTGTTTTCCATTGCGGGAAAGTATTTTTGACATAAGCGGATCGCCTGATTTTCGCTTACAGCTCCCTTGATCCCGATATGGTCTAAAAGCATGCCATTGGAATCAACGATATTCATTAACTTCCAGGGATCAAACTCATTGGCGCCGTCGCATAGAATCGCTGGAATCGTGCGCGATTTACCGCATAACTGGCCGATATTGACTTCGCATGAATCAAGCATTGCTTGAGCATTGGGCTTGATGATCTGCACCATCTGGCCTGTTGGAAAAATTACTTTAAAAAGCGGGTTATCTGACATGTGGAACGCCTTATGTTCAACGATTTTTTTCTATTTTCGCTGATCCAATAAGGCGCTTTTTTCATTATTCCATAAAGTCGCGGAGTACCGTCAAGGTAATCGGAATCTGTAGGGCTTCACTGACGCCCTGGCCATTTAAACTTTCAATGGTAGACATAGACGGCGCCACAATAAAGGATCTGGAAATTGGCTTTACGTCTAAGCCAAGCTCACGATGAAATACCCCGACCGTGATACGCCCAGCATAACTGGCCGGCGGGTTTACGGTCCCGTCTTTATTGACCATCAAGGAGGCCCAATGCAAAATCCCGTTAGCAATATCACCGGCCCCGGTTTCTAGCATATTCAGCTGAATATCCGGCTCACTGACCGATGTTAATTGCTGGATCTGGCGTCCACCGACCTGGGCCATGTCAAAATTGGCCTGTAACAAGGGAATATTGGTTTCTGTGGCCAGATAGCCGATAAGTTTGCCCTTAAAAATCGGGTTTCGGCTTAAACGATTGCCATATAAGGGCTCGAAGGTCACAAAAAAGTTAGCCGCAAGCAGCTGACCCATTTTATAAATACTTAACTGGATCTGGCCGTATTCCTCAGCGGTATGGCCAAACCAGAACTTGCCTGGCGCGTCTTGCATTAAGGTCTTTTTGGTCGTATCGACCACGTTTTCGATACGATTCAGCGCCATGTCCGCCATGTCTTGAAAGGGTTTAATTACCGGCTGGACCAGGTATTCATTAAACCGACCAATATCAAAGCTCATAATTAAAACCCGTCCTTATCTTCGTTGGCTTTACGCTCTTTTTCTTCATCCTCGACTTTTTTGGCCAGTGACGTGGCAATTTGTTCTGCCTGGGTATCATCCAGGCCTAGCATGTCACCTAAGAAAATCACATTAGAATCTTTATCCAAACCAAGCTCTTTAAGGCCCATAATGGCCGCCGCCGTCATGGTCACGGTATTTGCTCGGGTATTCTTATTATTCAGTGACTCTGTAGCTGCAGCTGAAATATCGCTATAGAACTCGATTTTAAAAGGTAGATCCTCACGGGTAAAAACTTTGCCGTATTTATAGGCAAAATGCATGATACAAAAATCAATCAAGGGCTCAGAAATCGCCTGGCGGATTAAAGCACTTTGCTGTGCCACTTGTGCTGACGTATGAAACGCGCCGCCATCACCTAAGCCGCCTGAAATCATCTCCATCCAGCCCACTAAAGACAGATCCAGGCCCAAGGCACCCATACCACGCTTTAAATGGGTTAGGGCTAATTCCATCGACAATGGCGCCGTCCGGGTCGTTAGATCTCCCAATGGGTTTAATACCTGCTTTTCGCCCCAGGTCGGCAAAAAGGTCCAATTGGTCGCCCAAAGCGGCTCACCACCTTGTAAGGATTTTTTCACTTTTTCATGCAGTGCCAATAAAGCGCTTTGTAGGCCTTTTTTGTACTTTTCCCGCGCTGCTTCTGGCATAGCGGACAGATCCAGGGACATGAACTGATTGTTTACGCTGTCGGCAATCTGCTGTGAATTAAGTGCTGAAAAGCTCAATACCCAATCTTTCCAGGCGGGCGCAACGGCTTGCAAGAAGGATCCGCCCACTGGCGCCGGGATAATTGGGACCTTATTAATATCGTCTTCGGTCAATAACTGTTGGTGCAATACATGGTCTATGCGGAACTGTGGCAACGGCGTAATCCGTGGCATTTTCATGCGTAGCATTTGGTGTGTATTGAGTTTGGAAATATGACGGATTTCAAAATCACTAATTTCTAAAACATGATAGCCGATAGTTTTGCCTGCTTTCTCGAAAGCCTGGATTAAAGGCGGGTCTACAGTTTCATTGCAAATTGCATGGGTAATGCCATATCCCCGTTTTGGATAGACACGCATATAACTATCGCCATAACCCACGCCATTACATGCATAAACAAAAATAATGCTGTTAATGAGTGATTGTAGGTGCTCGGCTTCTTTTTCTACTAATTGTCTTAATTCTTTGGCGCGTAATCCTTCGCCTTTGACCTTATCGGCCGGTCGGATAAATACCACTTCGCCGCGGGTTTCATGGCCACCCAGGGCCGCTGTGACTAGCAATTTTAATCCGGCGTGAACCGTCGGATCTTGCATCATCATTTTATATTCGGTGTAAATGGATTTACGGTCCCGGCGTGCCAGGTCCTTTCCATAGTAAACGCCCAGGGAATAGGGCTCATAGTTTTCATAGACTGGACTAATATCGCTCAAGGCCGCCTGTGGCACCACACTCTGCTGGATACGTGCATCCGCCCAAATATTTGAAATGAATTTTCCGACCTTGCTCATTAAAAAAGCCTAATTATGGTTATAACTAGGCTTATTTTCGGCGTTTAAAAATGGCTGATTTTTGAATATTCCTATGGCGCCACACCACCTGACGTACCCGAACCATTTTGAACATTTAAATGGCCATGTGACTTATACGGCTTGCCTTCAACTTTGGTTGTGCCCTGCAAGTCAGATTCACCAGTAACGGTCAATTTTTGCTTTAAGTTAGAGTCACCATTGACGACTAATTCAGCATCAATAATCACCTGTTTGGCTTTTAGGTTAATCACCTCGGCGGCGTTTAAGGTGATATTAGCTGCGGCCAGCAATTCGATATTTTTTTGACGGATCCGGCGTACATCGACAACGGCGCCGGTGCCATGGGACCGAAACGCCCAGATCACTGGACTATACGGATCCCCTTGCTGAAAAAAGATATAGCAATCTGCACCAGGTAGAATCTGACGCTCAGTATCTAAATCGTCATCACCGACCGGATAAGCAAACGTGGCCACAATGCCACCTTCCAAGCCATCAGTGACCGTCGGAATATCAATCCGCGCCGTCCTGGACTTGGCATCATAAGATACGATTTTTGCGGGCCAATCGCCGCTATAATTCTTGTTCATACGCTTACTACCTCGGCCAGCCAGAATTTTGAAGCTGAAACAGTCGGACCACCCAGAACACCGGTATCAAAACGATGTGCTGCAGTCAGAATCACGTACTTTTTGCCCTCAATAAGCACCACCTGACCAGCGATGATCTCAGGACTATAAGCGCGCATTAAGGTGCCACGTGTGACCAGCACCGTACTTAAGTTTTTCACGCGGCGGGCATCCAAATTCGGATAAAAACTTGTTTTACTGCCCCCGGTCAAAGTGCCTTCGACTGTGGACCCATCCGGCGCCACGGTCTGATAAGTCGGAATCGCATGATCAAGTTTTGTTTGATTCTGGACCCATTGCACGCTTGATTTTTCCCATTGTGCAACTGGCTCTTGATTCATGATTTTAGAGAGGCGCTTGATAATGACCTTACCTTGCGCATTACAGTAAATGACGCTGCCTTCCTCGGCACATTTGCGCGCGATTTCATACGTCGGCGTTGCACCCAGGGCACATAGATAACGCATTAAGGGTACGTCTTCTAAAACTTTTAACTTCCCGCCGGCGGATCTTAAGCATGCGCCGATTGTCGTATTCTCAAAATATACTGCGCGTTTGGCCGGCTTGATTAAAGCCTCACAGCCCTTAAGTACCGCAATGTAAGCACCGATCACAATCAAGCGGTCATCTTTAATCACACCGCTGTTATTGACCACGCGCTTAATAATGACCAGCTCTAAGTAATTATCCCCGATACTAATCACGCTACCTTCTTGTAATAGCGCGTCCATATCGTCATCGAGCAACACTTGGAACTCTAGATTGATCGGAATAGGCACACAATCGAAACGGGACACGCCGCTGATAAAGCGGTCGGTCCCGATAAATTGGCCATTGCTCAACATTATGCGCATAGATTAAAAATCCAGGGTAAAAGGCGGCTCTACAAAAGCCTCCTTTTTCATTTCCAGCTTGGCATTCATGTAATTCTGTGAGGCTTCGCTTACAGACAAGCCAAAACGTTCACCGCCCAGGGATCCTGTAGCCTCCATACGCTGTGCCTGAATCAGCTCACAATGCGCACGAATCACCGGATCAATAACCGCCCATTCACCCAGGCTCACTGGATAATTGGATTTAAGCTCTAAGGTCTGGCCACTGTCCTGGGCCGCTGTCGTGGCCCATCCTGCATAGAAGGCATAATCTAAGCGCAAGGCGATTTCGACGTCTTCCGCGGTAATGGAATAACCAAACAAGGCATATTCATCGGCCAGGGCCGTGGACAGCGTAGCGATGGAACCTGCTACGCCGTCCTTATGTTGGCCCATTTCATCGCTACTCGGTAACTGCATTAGACTAGATCTCGCATTGCATTTAGCAAGGAATTGCCGGCATAGACGGTATCTAACAGACGGCGTGCACGATCTAGAAGGGGCGTACTGTTAGCAACGCCACTCATTAAACCATTTTGGCTAGAACTGCCTAGCTGAGCTATGGTACCGTAATAGTTGTACTTGATATTGCCCTGTACACGCTGAATTGCGCTTACGCCTTCGCCATCCACATCAATCGGCTCAAAGGTGAAAGTAACGTTTGTGATTTGATGTGCTGCCAGGAATCGACCACGGCGCCCGTCATACATCACCGCATCTACCTGACCACCTTTAGACATAATGAACTCAGAAAAGGCTGTTGCTTGACCGGTATCGGTTTCGATGATCTGGATCGGGCCTTCATAACGGTTTTTTGGCGCGCCTGGGGTATGGAACTGACCACCGCCGGCAAGGTTATAATCCGCGCTTTCGTTATTGGTGACGACTGGACGACTAAAGTTAGGAATCAGCAAGGCAATTTCTGGCGCACCTTCCGGGACCAGCATGCCGTTACATTGCAGCATTGCAGCACCTAAGCTCTGTGCTGCTTCGCCGTCCTGTAGATAATCTTGTAATGTTTGAATAAACGTTTGTTTCATGGCTATAAATCCAACTTGGTTTATAGCCATTTTGAAGGGATTAAAAAGCCGGTTTTTTCAATATTCCTGGCTTAATAGGAAAGCACTTTAGCCGCCTCCATTGCCTGCGCTACCTCTGCATATTTCACCAGCTGATTGGCGGCATTATTTTCAAGAATCGTTCGGGCAATTTTATAGACATAGGCCTCAGACGCGGCTTTCACCTCGGCATTGGCGCTGCCTAAATGCTCGATCAGTTTATTGGCAATTTGTGCATAGCTGAAATAGATCAAATTGGCCGTATACAGCTGATTTCCGGTCCCTGTTGGCTCTTTGCTATATGCCTTGATTATGGCGCTATCAATGACCTCTAACATGCCTGGATCCTCAAAATCTGCGGCTAAGGTCTGGATTTGAGTAAATAACGTCAAGCGCTCATTTTCTGGTACCAGGATCTTACTTGCTAAGCGGTCCGGGTTAAAACTTTCCACCACTTCGACCAGGATGCTTCGTTCTTCATACTGAATCACTGGCGGCTCAGGCTCAGGCTCAGGCTCGGCCGGCTCTGTTGGCGCTTCTGGATCCGTTGGCTCTGTTGGCGTTTCTGGATCCACCGGCTCGGGATTTTCAGGCGGATTTTCTGCATCTTCTGGGTCCACCGGCTCAGGCTCAGGCTCAGGCTCAGGCTCAGGCGGCGGAGGCGGCAATGGGAATAAATACACCTGCTTATACGTCCGGCTTTCTAAGTCTTCTGATTCAACTGTACGTGCGCCCAGGATCACACCGGACCAATCTGGATCCGTATCTATTTTGTCCTGGAAATACAGCGCAATGGCATCGTCATAATTGCCTGTAATACTAAAGCTGCCAATGGTATACAAATAGGTCTGATTTGGATCATAGATATATACCTGATTGCCCTCATGCACCCAGCCAATCGTTTCAAATGCTTCGTATAATTCCTCACTCCCCACAAAATCAGGACGGACATTAAAGCGGGTCAAAAGAACATTTAGCACCTGGTCCAGATCGACATTTTCAGGCACTTTGCTTGCAATAATGCGCTGATTGCCTGGATCCCATTCAAAGCCCATGGTATTGGCGGTCAATGCTTCGACGGCCTTCGTTACGCCGTTCATGTTGCGATAAGCTAAATTGGCTAATTGCGGCTGCACCAGGGCGCGAATATCTCTATTCACTGTGGCCCGGTATGTGGTTTTTAAATCAGTTTTATAGCCGATATAGGTCGCAATGACATTATGATTAACTGCGATGTTTGTAGATACCATCCATTCAGTAAATGCCGGCAATCCCGCCTTGTAATCGCTATCAAACTTGCTGAAATTCGCGGTCATAAATGGCATCATGGCCACCGCTACGCCTATACGGTCAATGCCCTCTAAACGCTGTTCTGCTGTAATCTGGGCCACCACATTGGCCGGGACCAGGCGCGATAAAGTCGGCGCCAAATAACTCACTTCTGCAAAATCCACATCAGAATCCAGTGAAATCAGAATCCGTGATGTTAAAAATGAGTCATCCAGGCGCTCAACTGTCGTTACGGTCGGATACAGATTGGCCAATTCAATACTGTGAAAAAGCCGCTTAATTTCCCATTGGTCCCCCCATAGCATCTGCAGTACAAATGCCAGGAATGACAAGCCACGTTTTGATGCCAAGGCGGACCAATTCGAGTAAATAATCCGCATGATTTTATCGTCTACACTCGGACGGCGTAAAACCACCAAACCATCTTGCTTGGTAAAGCGCTCGACCACGTTTAAGCTGCCAAAATGCGGCATGCCGTAATGATTAAGGTCATTAATCTTATCCCCGTACAACTGCGTAAATACCTGGATAAATACAGCCTGCAATGCGGCCTCTGTATCGCCGTTGGTATGTGACTGCTGATAGGGTGCTATTACATTTAAAGCGTCCACATGCCACTCCCTACGCCACTTAAGCGCTGAATATCAAAAGTAATACTGGCCGGACTGATATACAGCCAATGATCCGGTTTAACCTTGTTGACGTTTAGATCTTCAATGTCAATTTTGAAGTCAGATTGACGGTCCTGGAACGCCGTAATTTGCTTGTTAATCAGTGAAATGATTTCTTGCAAGTTAAAGCCATTCGACATGTTATAGCTGGCGGCCAGCTGCTCTTTCCCGTAGTTACTGACAAGTAGGGATTTAATCTGCTCTTTGACCACTTCGGGATCATGCACCGGTGACAGCATGGCTTTAATCTTAATTTGAAATTGACGCTCTACGGCGGGCAAAAACTTAACATTGCCATACGAATACAGACTATCGACCTTGCTGATCAACTGTTTGATTTCATCACAAATAAGCTCATATTCTGCGGCATGTTTTGGCACCACGGTCACAAATAAATGATTAATATTATTGATATTGGCGCCGTAATATTGCTCATGAATCATTTCGTTCCAGACGTTAATATAATGACAACGGCTCAAGAATTTTTTACGAATCAAAAAGTCAAAATTACCTAAAAATACGGCGTTATCATCATAGGTCGGATAAGAGGCCAGAACGCGCATCTGTTCAATGGATAAGGGATTAGCTCCCATGCGCACTACGCCAGCATCGGTGAAATTGATCTGTAATTTACCTTCATCGGCATTATTCAGTTCTTGCAGCATCGCTTCTTTAAGTGAGGCCTTATCAATTTCTCCATAGGTTTCGACCATGGTGATATTCAGCGATGTATTGGCCTCTAAAGTGCGGCCAAAACGTGCGCTATCGCCAAACTCTAAGATAATCTCGCGTAGCGTATTGGTCTTGACGGTAAAGGCATATTCACCGGCTAAGGTATTCATCCAGCCTACGGCCAAACGATAGCTGTTTTTGTCCTGGTCTTCGATCATCAGGCTCACCAGGGCCATGTCTTCCTCAATTTCAATTGGAAACTGATTAAACGGGATGCTTTCGATCACAGTTTTATTGATCGTTCGGACCTGCGATTGTTCTGCCAGGACCTCGACACTTTCACCAGGCGCTATATCGGCATTTTGCAGCAATCGCCATGGTCGGCCCTGGCCATCTTCAAATACCCGGCCGGCCTGCAAAACGATACGACTATTGCCGCGGTTTCTAATGGCAACTTTATGTTGAAACGGGGTCCCAATCGGCAAGATCCCCTTATTACTGGCATCAGCCAAAATCGTCGCTTCACGGCTTTTGATAAAGGGCTCGACCTCAGATATTTCAACTTCGCGGCCGATCTCGGCCATGATGTGCTGCATCGCATTAATCGGTGCTGTTACAGTCGGATCACCAGCGGTATAGCGTGCATATATCTCTGGGTATTCTTGTAATGCAATGAGTGTCACTTGCTGAATTTTGCTTAATGACGGCATGTTATACCTCTAGTGCTTCTGTATATTCTGTTTTGATCGGAATAACGATCTGACCGATCTGGATATAAAACTGTTTTGTCTCGAAATTAAGCTCTTCTGACACGATAGATAAATCGTTATCGTCCAGCTGTTTTAAAACCGGAATATCTTCACGCATCCAGCTTAAGAGTAAGTCGGCCGTATCATCATCCATAGGACGGTTAATTAATTCCTTTGGATTTCGACCATACGACACACCGATATAGCCATTTGGCGGCGTATTCAGCCAATGTTCGATCATGCGTTTTAGATCTTCGGTTTTAAAAATAAAATTCATTAGCCTTCAATCCGTTTAGTGACAACAAATAGCGCCGTCTCATAGAACACCCGGTCTTTAGTCAAAAATAGGGTAATAATGCTCAGTACGACGCCGCTTTCGACGCCCCATAGCCCAAAAATGTGTAGGATCCGGTACCCGCAAAACCAGACTAAACAGATCTGCAGTACCAGAAACACCAATACCACCAGGTAGGCTTTAAAACGGTTTTCTAAAAACTTGCTGAACCACGGCGCCGTCCGCATTTTGTGAAAATTAATGGCCAGGCCTCGGGCCAATTGCACCCGGTTATATCCCCATTGACCCACAACAAAAGCCAATACGACGGCGTAAACAATCCAAATTTCCATTAGCTTAAATCTCCATTGGCCACTTTTAATTCTTGTTGTTTCAGGTTTAAATGCTCGCGTTTTTCCTTAAGCATCTGGTTGATCTCGGCCAGGGTTTCACGCGCTTGCTGAATCCGCTTTTTAACGGTCAATGCTGGCGCCTTGGCTTTAGGAATCACCACACGGGCCGCCATCCGCTTGATACTGAACTTGTCCTGATTGCCTTTTAGCTTTAAGGCCAGGTCTTCCAGGCCTGCGTTAAAGTCACTGCGTTTATCCAGGTCCATGACTTTAGACAATGGGATATTTTTGTTATTTAAAAGGTGCTGGATTACATCGCCGTCGGTACGCAATACCAGGGAAATAGATTGGCCTTCCTCAAAATTAAAGGTGACTTTTTTTGTGGCCACACCTGCCTTTTTCAGCATTTTATCGACAAGGGTAATGGCTACTTTTTGTCGTGTGGATTTCTCTAATAACTCTTTAATCTCGACCACTAGAGGATGTGTTTCATTCAATTCAGCCAAAACGAATTTTTTAGCCATAGCACGTGCCCGCATAATTTCATTAATCAATACGGCTATTCTGAATCAATTAAAAACCGGCCTTTTTCACTATTCCAAAGGTCCAGGTATAAAAAAAGGTCCCTAAATTTAGGGACCTTTTTAGGCTTAAGCAGTGAACTTAGATATTCAGTGCCTTGGCTTTTTTCATTGAACGCATACGTTTTTTAATCGCACCGCTTGAACTCGCCTTACGACGGGCCTTATTCAGTGCTGAACGCTGCTTAGCCGATAGTTTCACTTTGCCTGAAATACGCTTATTCACGACTTGGACCTTGCCGTTACGGATCGCTTTAACAGCTTTATAAACAACTTTACCGAACTTGCCGGATTTCGCTGTGGTTTTGCCGATAGAGATACCGTCTAACATGGCCTCTTCGCCGTCTTTTTCATCTGCTTCGCCATAGACAAACAGATCAATAAACTCTTCCAGGTCATCACCCGTCGGTGCATTTGACTCGATAATTTCAGCTGCGCTTTCAATGGCTTCATCTGCCTCAGCATCACTGCTGAAAATTGCAGCGATTAATTCATCACTGACGCCTAGGGTCGCTAATGCGTCCTGTACGTTGGCAATGACAATATCGAGCGTCGCCTGGTCCGCCTCAAAGTCTTCATCGTCTACACCCGCTGCGATACCTGCCAGCAATGTATCTAAACGATCTGTTGGCAGTTCATCATCTGCCAGATCATTTTCAACGATTGAATCCGCTAAAGTGAACACCAAAGCCAGCGCAAATTTACGCAAACTCTGGATTTCAGAATTTAATGCAGCGCCGTCCATATCAGCATTTTCAATCGCTGCCGCGACTGCACCGGACATGCTATCCATCATGCCTGTGCCTTTTGAGACTGTTGCTGCACCCATTCCCAGAATCGGGAACATATCCACACCGCTAGTACCTTTAAACATGGCGTTTTCCTTATTTTATGACGTTACAGTAGTTTTTAAGTAAATCGCACGGCCCGCGCCTTGTGGACGGTACGCACATTCTAGGTCAATGGCATCATGTGGACGGTCATCACGTGCACTGAGTTTGAGTGTATAAAAGCCGCCTAATTCAGCTGATTTACGCAATAAAGGACGTTCCTTAGTCGTGCATGCATCCAGTAAACGCTTACACTCTTTTTCGGTATCCTCTAAGGTCCCGTCCATGTCCTTGAGCATGTGACGTTTACAGATTTCTTTCAGACGGTTATCAATGAACATTGAAATTTCTGACGCATTGGCCAGCTTCAACACACTCTGATTATCGCCGTATGCCGTCAAACAGTCGTTTACGATAAAACGGATCCCGTTTGGAAAGCGCTCACGCTTCACAACGTTCAATTGCACTTCTGCCAGGGCTTTTAACGCCGGATCATTCAACACCACTTTCGGGTTTTGCTGGATACCGACAAAATTAATCGGATAGTCAAAACCGGCAATTGGTCGGTGAATCGCTGGGATACCGCTTGAATTGGTATTCGCCTGGCGCTTCAAATATTCCGCTAACAGTACACCGCCTGCATGACGTGGCACCTTGCGACCTTTTAAGCCCACTGAATTGGCTGGACGGGCCAGAATAGGCGACCAAAGCAAAAAGGCATGATGATTAAACGGCGCAAGATCGGCTGCAATCTGTCCGGCTTGCTCAAGTGTAAGATCTGGATCCAGCTCGACAAGCAAACGCACGCCCAGGCGCTCAGCAATACGCACAGAATCCGTGAACTGCTGCACATTGCCGTTAAACTGCATATACATCACAGTCGGCAAGTCATCCTGTCCTGTTACCAGGTCATATAGATCTGGAACGGTACCTGCATCACCTGACGGGATAGCAACGACTTCAACTTTACGACCATCACTGTTGAACTTGTTGTAATAAGTCTGGGTGCTAAGCTCGCTAATCGCCTCTTCATCATCATCCGCAAGCTCTAATGAGACATTTTCAAAGTCGTCGAGCGCTTCAAGGACCGCAACAATTGAACTGATATTGTTATGATCATCGACCAGCACACCAGAAACGCTATACACCACGTCATTTGTTGAAAAATCGACAAATTTAAGGTCTAGGACATGCTGGGAAAATTGCGGCGCCATCCCGATCTGCTTAAGGCTAACCAGTAGATCCACATCACTATCTAAGACATTGGCCAAGGAAAAAGCCAAAGTAATTTCTGGCTGACTTTCAAAGCTAGGATCTTCATCTGCACGCGCCAGGGTAATCCCGTCACCCGCTGAAATATATAAAACATAATCAGTCATTGATTAGCCCTCCACAATGAAGCGCTTACGTCCACCACCGAAAGAATTTAGCTGCTCGAAATTGCCATGCGCTAAGTTTTTCTGACGGGTATTTTCATAAGTGATAATGACGGTTTCACCCGCTTGAATTGCAGTTTTTGTCACCTGGCAAAGTGTACGTTTACCCAGGTTTTTAACGCGCAATTGCAAAGGACCCAATTCAGGTTTAACCGGTACTTCTGGATCTGGCGCTTTATATGGCGATGGATCCGGGTCTGGACTTGCTGCCGGTGCCGCTGCTGGCGTTTCTGGCGCTGGGTCCGCTGTAGTCGTAGCTGCTGGGGTTTCTGTCGCTGTAGGCGCCGTCTGTGGCGTTAAAGCGGCATCAAGTTTCATAGCAGTATCGGCTATTTGTTCTGCTGCATCTGCCAGGCTTGCCGGCTGGGTCTGCTCTGCTGGCGTTTCAGTGCCATCAGTCCCCGCCTGGGCTTTTTCAGCTGCATCGGCAATCGCTTCGGTTTTGGCCTTTTCAGCGGCTTGCGCTGCTGCTTCATCGGCTTTTACCTGCTCTACTGCTTTTTCAGCTTCGACCGCGGCTTTTTCAGCTTCGATTTGTGCTTTTGTTTTACGTGCCATGGGTATCACCATAATTGTTAGCTTAGAAAAGGACGGCGTGCATGCACACCGCCCAAATGAGCATTAAACTTCTTGAGTGAGTGACTTAGGCACGTTAAGTACCTGCAATACTGCAACTTGAGAACCAAAACGGGTATTACGATTCATTTCGCATGCCTGGCGGGTATAGAACTGAACACCAGATTCAAACGCAACGGCACGTACATCGTCTGTGACTACCGGTACCGCGATGTGACCTACAAACACCGATTTAGCCGGCTCAGCGTTACGCGCTGTAATCAACATTTCGCTATAAGCCACGCTCTGGCCAGCGACTTGTTTTTCGCCTTCCTCTAGAATTTCTAGATCTGACGGCAAGTAGTAGTAATTGTCTGAACCACGTGAACCGATACGCACAATATTGTTAGGCGCGCCCAGGGTTAGGCCTGTTGGAATGAAATTGGTATCATCCGCCAGGGTTTTGACCAGGGTACTCACTGAACCAGTCACATAAATATCGAAGCCAGACGGCGCATGTGCTGATTTAGCAATCACACGACGTTTCATTTCTTCCATCGCTGGCACCAGTTCAGATGCAATCGACGCCGTGGTATTGAATGCCTGGGTCATATCAGAACCACGGTTTAGATCTACGGCACGGATAGTACCTTGACCATAAGCACGGTCTTTCGCTTGACCTAGAAGACGCACGTTTTGTTCAAGCATGAGTTTTGCAATTACCACTGCAACAAACGCGCTTCGCATATCAATGCCAAGCTCATTCTGCATTTGCGTTAAGGCATCAATCGTCGCGGTATAAATCGCGCGGATACCGTATGCAGTCACAGATGAATAATCGAGTTTCGCATCAACCGACGGCGCACTTAAGATCGGTGCATTGTTATTGTCTTTGGCTTCATAGTTCGCCACGACATGCGCAAGGACCTTCGTATCTGCTGGCAATGCTTTGTCCAGCGTGATAGTTACGGTGTCAGTATCCAGATTTGTGGTACCCGATACGACTTTGTAGACTACGCCTTCGTATTCAAAGCCATTCAGTGATAAGCCCTGAATTGGGACCTCACCCGACGTTATGCCACCAATGCCATGGTTATGTTCATCGCTGGCCACTGGAATGCCGGCAATCGTCACCAGGTTAGCACCCGCCACCAATGGCAAACGGCCTGAATTAACATCTGGGGTATATGTACCTGGCTCGACACAGCGGAACGCTTTTACAGTGAAGGTTTTGTCATCTGCAGTCGTCATTTCCAGACGGTGTACCGCATCAAAGTATTGTGCACCTGCATTCGCGCCGTCTAAGAACTCGGCTTTTTGCATCTGGCCATAAGAGTTTTTAGAGATTTGGCGTACATAGACAAGCGGTACGGTCTGGGTGCCCTTCGGGTTAGGCAAGTAAGCAACGATAGGAATCGCATTGGCGATTGTCGTTGCAATTGTCACCATCGCCAGCGCTGGAACTTCCGCCACGTGTGAAGACTGGCCAGATGAAACGCTGTCCATGAAGAACTCTTTAGCCGCTTGCTGACCGGTACTTGCTGAATCGTAAATACCGTTCGTTTTCGTGCTATCTAAGCCGTCATAGAGTAATGCCGCATTCGCCAATGCAGACGCAACCAAATGCGTACTTGGCATATCCCCGCCGTGGCGGTTACGGTATGCAGTTACACCACTATTGATAGAGTCTAAAATACCGTGGAATGCTGAACCTGAACCGTCTGGCAAGATTTTGCCTGCAAGTTTTTCCTCGATCACACGTAATGCCTCTGGCATATACGACCCTTTATCAATATTTTTTTCTGTTGCAGCTGCAACCATGCTGTCATATTGCTGGCCAAAAGAGACGTTGTTGCCTGCTACTGGCTGACCAAAATTCATTTTTTGAATAAATTTGGCTGTTAATGACACTTCCTTAGCTTGTGCCTTGGAAATTTTCGCTAGTTCTTCTTTACTGTACATAAGGACTTCCTCAAATGCCGTGAATGGCGCCTATGCACTTATTTTGCAGAACTAAAAAAAGGCCATTTTTCAAAATTCCTACCTGTGAAAATCCAAATAAATTCCAGTCGCTTAAATACATTTCAAACGGCGTAAAAAAACCCCGGGAATCGGGGCTTAAAGGACTGGCATTACAAACTCTGACATGGGCCGGATATATTGGGCCATGCTTTTCCATCCATCAGCCATTTTATAAGCCTCCACACTTCCATCCGGCACATAAATCTTAAATATAGACTGCATATTGGCCGGAATCAAAAAAGGCGGGCTAGTGCTATTTGAATACGGCGGCACTGGATTACCCACTCTCACAGCTTCAATTGCAGGCAAACTTGGAGAAATCAGATTATAATAAATGTTATTTAGCCTATTCCCTAAATCTACATATTTTAAATACTTAGCTTCAATAGAAATAATCGAAATACCGGCAGGAAAGGTCGTAAAATTAGGCGGGAAAATAAGCGATTTTAAGGCATTCCTGTTGCTAAAAGTCTGCCGCAATGATGTTAGCTTATTGCTAAAAATCACCTCTTCAAGTAAGGGCATTTCATAAAGGGCTTGTGACGAAAAATTTATACAATTCGGCAAATGAAGTCTTTTCAGATTAGTATTCCTAAATGCAGACGTACCAATAGTTTCAATATTGGTTAAATCAATATTTTCTAAGGCCGTACAATCCTGAAAACAATTTGAATCTAATGTTTTTATACCTTGTCCCAATATCACGGTATGCAATGATTTACACCCAGAAAAGGTATTGCCAGGCAATGCTGGCGTAATCAAACTGCTTAGATCTATACTTTTCAATCCCGCATTATAAAATGTACTTAGCCCATAGAGTGATTCTACATACTGCAAGTTAAGTTCCTCTAATGCAGTACATCCACTAAATACCGAAGCTGCACTAACTGGAATTGTTTTCAAGGTTGAAGGCATCACCACTTTTTTCAGGCGGCTATAGTTAGCAAAAGCATTTGCATTTAGTGTAGTAAAGCCCTCTGGCAATACCACTTCTTCTACTGTTGAAGGTAGCTCATTGGTATTTAATGCAGTGACCCCTTTAGGCATAATGAACTTTGTCACTTGCATCGAACCTGACGCACTAAGGGTATGTGTGAAGCCCCCGTTATCAGGATTCATTGCGGCAATCGCGCTAATTTTTCCCGGATATTCACTAAATGGCGTATTGTTTTCAACTGCCACGCCTTTTGCTTTAATCGCCGTCTGTAGCTGGGCTTTAATCTGTATAAGGGAACGAATTTTATCTGCAACTGACATGCTTAGACTCCCAATAACTGCGTTAATAGCTGATCAATTTCACCAATCTGGTTTTGAAGTGGCGTAATCATGGGGCCGACAACGGCGCTTACTCGGGCATCGGTATAATACAAATTGGTCCCTTCTGGTAATTCCCCACTATTCATGCCCTTCACAACGTTCTTTACCCGTTCTGCCTGGAAATACAGATTGTTATTGCCTTCTGGAATGCTGTCAGTAGACGTGACTGAAATGCCATTACTGCCTTGTTTGCGCCAGATTCCGTCATCCACATCATAAGCATGGATCTCTGTCGGCTCCCCTGGTCCGGCATCGACATGCGCATAATCCCCAGCAACGGCGTCTGTGACCTGCTCATGTAAGGCATCAGCTGTAGTAAATAGTCCGCGGAAATGTTGGTGATATTCACTACGATCCAATTTGCTGTCTAGTTGCTGATTTACTGCCGCCTTATCTGCCTTAGTCGCATCCAAAGCACTTACAGCACTTTGCTCGGCCTTAGTGCTTAAATCATCTTTTAAGGCATAGGCCTGCAATTCATTCCGATTGACTTTGAATTCTAGTGCTTCTATATCGGCCTTAAGATCCAGATCCGCCTTATCTGCTTTGCCTAAAATTGCGTCCGCAATCCAGGTATTTACATAGTTTTTCAGCAAATTAAAATCAATCGGCGTTGCATTGTCTTGATTATGGTAAAAATCAAATACTGCCTGCGGATTCATAATATCCACACCGGCGGCAATCATCCGTTGCATTAAACTATCTGTCGTCATTAGCCCTCTCCCTGCAATGCTACGGCGTCTAGAGTCAGACTATGAACCTGATCCCCCACGTTTAAATCGTAGCGGGTGCTCTGGCCCAGGATCACCGGACAAACAAAGTGATACGCCTTTCTGACCTGATCGTATTGCAGCGGTAAAATCTCAAAAATCAGACGGTCATTGTGTTTAACTTGTACCTGGTGCAAAGCTGCTAATTCCTGGGCGATTTCGCGGACCACGGCAACATGATCAATCATGACCAGGACATAACTGATCTGGCCTAATGGCGTCTCTAGGGCATTTACCGGACTATCAGAACTCAAAATAAAGGCTTCGCCGTTGCCGACATTGACCGTAATTTTCTCCTGGTCTGCTGCACCGAACATATACGGGCTATTGGTCCGATTGGCCAGATGCTTAATTTTCAGCACTGCATGATATTGCTGTAATTCTGGATCCATCAGATTGACTAGCTTAAATTTCTTCATCGCAATTTCGTCATCATCCAAGCGACTTGGATCGTTTTTCTCGACCTCAAAAATGGGGGCATCGCTATACATCAATTCAGCAAATGGCAACGGGAATATATTGCTTTGCGGCATCAAGATCTCTTCTTGATTTTTGAACGGCTCAAGGTGCATTAAGCTATCGCGGACATTCAGCACATAGCGCTCCCCGTGCTGCGCATGTAGGCTCTGGCCAGTGACGCCGACGCATTCCACCCACTTGATTAGATCATCAGCCACCAACATGGCAAAAACATCGCCTTTTTTCGGTTTCCAGTCCGGGACATTGCGCATCATATTGCCGCGGTTTTGATAGTCGGCATAATAAAACGGCTCTATTTGCGCGTATAAGATCGCCTCGCCTGGGTTAATGTCATCGCCATCACTATGGATGGATCCGCCTGAAAACTTGTCGAATAGCATCATGGCATAGCCCTGCTCGACGTATTCGGTTGCATGTTCTTCATGATCGCTTAAGCTCATGCCACCTTCCCAAATGGTTTCCTCTCGGCTTTCACCAGGTACCGCTTCAACCACCTGGCGCCGGAATACAAAGCAGGCAATAGCAGACAGATTAGATAAAACGATTGAACGCGATGCAAAGCGCCGTCCGTCTGCAATGCGGTTAGCAACTGGATTAATTGGCTTCAACATAGTTATTTTTTCCCACTTAAGACGGCGTATTCGGCATCACTTAAAATGCCCTGTTCATGTAAGGCTTTTAGCTTGGCCATCGCTTGATGTTTGGTTTCGAGCTCTTTTTGTTTACGCAATAGGTTTTGCGCATGCTTTTTCGCTTTTGCCTCTAGTTTGGCAACTTCCGCCTGTAATTTCGGCGTAATTTGGCTTCGCTTGGTATTGGCCCGGACCACCTGCATCGCCAGGGTATCGGCTATTTCACGCTTGCCAGTCTTATACTTGGCCCCGACTTGCCTGGTCCTTTCTTTTTCCAGGGCCCGGCCTAAATACTGGCTGCCTTCTTGAGATTTAATCCAATGCATCACCCGCAAAATGTGCTTACATGCAATGCCGGTCATATTGGGGTTACGGATCTTAGGAAAGCCGCCTTCACGTCTGCCGTACACGGTACCTGCGACGGTATTTAAATAACGGAACCAATAATTAAAACGGCCGCAATCGCATTCAAATTTGACCCGTCCACGGGATAAGCGATTGCGTACTGTGGTCGCTTTTACCCGGTCGGGATTGAATACCAATTCATTGAAGGCCAAAAATTCAACCTGGACATGGTGATAATTAACATCACTACCAGGGCCGGCATTGGTTGTAAAATGGACCATATTGCCCTTACGCCTGGTCGGGATAGAGGCATAAATTTGCTTATTGGCCCGGTCAATATCATCCTGATTACTTAAGGAAATAACTTGCTCGACGGTAATGCCGCCTTTATAGGCCTGCTGCATCTGTTCAACATTGGCGGCAAATGCTTTTAGGTCTTCTGCAGTCAGTTTTCGGGTCATCCCTTCCGGCATGCCTAAAGTCGTTTGTAGGGCCCGTTTAAAGTCATAATCGCCGGCAATATCGGACGGGCGTAAAAACGTGGGCTTACTGCCTTTCTTATCATCTTTACTCTCGCGCTCTTCCTCGGCCCAGCGCCGTTGCTGATTGGCCTGCTTTTCCCGCTGTTTCAGGTCCTTGCCTATACCACCCTTAAGCAAGGCCGCACGTAGCTTATCTGGACCAAATTCATCATTAAGCATTGGCTACTCCAAACTTGCGCTGTAGCGTCACGACGGCGTTAAGACTCGGCAATAAAACGATCTTTTGCGGCAATGGCTCATTCACAAATGACACGCCAGCGGCCAGGCGGACAATATCGCTATGTGCCCTGGTCTGATAGGCACGCAAGCTGACCAATGAAGGATCATTGATTTCATCTTCACCGATCTGATACGCGATTAAGCTGCCACCGTAGCCGGTACGTTTGGCATTTAGCTCGATATGACGTCTAAGGGCGTTATAAAATTCATTTCGCATGGTCATCAGCATAAAAAAAGGACTAAGCCATTATGGTTTAGTCCTTCACTTGCAATTTTTGCTTATTCCTAAGTCGCCATTTCGGTCCAATACTGGACCGATCCATTCGTTAGGCTATATCCCTTCCCAGGCTGCACAATGAAGGTAAATGGCGCGTTAATTTTGACCGAACCATTCGACATGTGCGCATACATATCAGCAATGACCAGGCCTTCGACCCGGACAGTACCGCTTGCAATCTTGTCCGATAAGAACAATTGAAGGATGACCAGGATCGGCTTATTGGTCGGATTGACGTATGTGGTGCCATTATTGACCCGCGACCCTCTTACATCACGATAGGTCTGGCCGACGCCTAAAAATTGACTGCCTAAATTGCCCTGGCCATTAATCAAGGTATTGATCTGGCTTTGCAGCTGTACCAATGAATTATTGACGTCTTGCTGGAATGCATACTGAGGATGTGGATTCCCGTGTTTCTCATGATTCATCACCAGTGAAGTAGCCAAAGGTGCTTCTGGATCCAGAACGACGTTAATCGACTCTAATAATTGCGCGCTTAAGGAAATACCGAACGTCGCAACAAAGCTGATCCCGTTATAGACTTTAAACATGCTGCCTTGTGGCACACTGGCCACGGCAAATAAAACGCCTGTTGTGGTGTACACACCGACGGCGCCAACATGCAGCTCTTCTGTTGAATTAACCACGGTCACAAAGCGAATGGTATTTGTGCTGACTGTGGTACCACTGGCCACAATCTGCGACTCAGACACGACATTCGGCAATTCAGTCCGCGGATCATTGTGCACTGAGACAAAATTGCTGGAACTGTATTTCATCTTGTCCAGTTTCAGCGTAATGCCATTGGCCTTGGCATCAAAAAACGCATATAGCCCGGCTTTGGTAATGTAAAGTTTAATAGGATCACTCATAGCAACCACTCATATCTATTTATCTAGATTTATACGTGTTTTAAAACCTGCGATTTTTCGATATTCCTTTATGAGAATAGATCTGCCACGGCGCTGGCCTTCGCTTTATTACTTGCCGGGATATTATTTTCAGCCTCGCGCTGTTCTGCGTTATGGCCATAGCTTTCAGGATCCAGATTCACGCCGTCATTGGCTGGCGTATAGTTGGTCCCTTCTAAGAAAATAAAGGCAAATGTATCGACAATATCGGGCGATGAAATGCCCTTGGTCCGCATCTGTTCTTTCGACAAAATCTTATAGCGCGCCTGTTCATCAAAGGTGTACGGAATCCGGGTCAACTGACTAATGACCTTCGCTTTTAGGTACATTGTGCGGATCTTGAAACGGCCCTGCTGGATTGCACGCGCTAGACAGACATAGGCTTGCGCGCGTTTATTGACGTATTCCTTACGGTTTTTATTACTAAAACACTGGCCGCCCCAATGCATTGGTTTAAAGAATATGCCAAGTGATTTTAAGTTTTGGGCCAAACCTGCACCGGCGCCGTTGGAATCCAGCAAAATGGTCGCGTTAGGATATTCAATTAAACATTCCTGGATCTTCGCTGTAAGCTCATGCACATCGTCATTATTCTTACACAACGGGATATTGACCAATTCAGCACGTCGGGCCGTCGGTCCCCATTGTGCGGTACCCCAGACTTTCGCAATAGCAATGGTCGAATCATCACGACCTACACCGCCGCCCACATCGACCAGGATAAAGTATCCATACTTGGCATGATCTTTACCCAAGGCACGATTTTGATACGCCGTCTCTGCCACGCGATTGGTAACAAGAAATTCACCGGCCAGATCTGGGAATAATCCGCGAATACGGATCATATATTGCGGATCTTCTCGGGACCCGTACTGTAGCAAGGCCTCTTGAATTTTCTTCTCAGATACAATCTCTGAATCTTCGGAGTTAAACGTTAAGTTATTCCAAACGCCGCCGGCGGTAATCGACAATTGGTGATGTGAGTCATAGAAGAATCCGGCCGACTTCGCTGGCTGCGACGTCATGACCATGCGGTTATCATCATGCGTCAATGCACCGGTCAGTACATCAAATACACCTGCATCGACGGCGGCGGCTTCATCGACCCAGATCATTAAATAATCGCCATGGTTGCCGGCTAATGACTGTGGATTGCCTTTGGCTGCTGTTTTGGCATACACATGCCAGGTCTTTTGATGACCTTTGATATATACCGTTTCAGCCAGTACCGTGATGTATTGCGCTAACCAGGCCAGGCGGCCGTTGCGCATCAGGCTTAAACAGATCTCAATTTCTTTCCAGACTAATTTTCGTAGCTGCTGGATCTGTGGCGCCGTAAACATCATGACGGAATGCGGGAAAAAACATAGGTGCCATAAGGCCACCACGCCTGCTGAACGGGTTTTACCAGTATTGTGAAATACGGTCCCATCCCCGGCTAAAAACTTATGATTGCCATCGACTAAAAAGCCGTAATAATCCCCCTCGCCTAGTGCCTCAACTGACTGAATTAAATAGGTCTGGTAACGATCCTCATAAGATAGGCCCCATTGCTGTTTTTTTAGCTTGTATACGCCGTAGCGGGTCTTTTGGAATGCTGTGAGTGTATTCCACTTGCGAACGGTCAATTCGCGCGTCTGGCCGCTTTCTATGTGCTTTAAGCATAGGATATGGGATTCATTAAAGGTGTGCTGGGTCCCGTCTTCATAGGTGAAGCGGTACATTTGCTCTTGACCACGTTCCAGGTAAAGCACCTCACGACGCGACTGGCCATCATCCCCCATTAAAAAGTGATTTATGGTCACGTCTTCGACCGGGATCACCTCCCCGGTATCGAGCATGATCGGCGTGCCTTTTGCAAAGCATCCATGACCGGATGCAACTGTGGTACGGCTGCCATCGAAGGCCACGGAATTAAATAATTCCTCTTGCTGTATGGTGTAATCCATCCCCAAGGCTTCGATACTGAAACGTGCAATATCGTAGCGATACCGCATGCATCCTGCTTTCCATTCCGGCAATTCAGTTAATGGCTTTAATCCCATAGACGGCGCGCCTTAGATCGAAAAAGGCACGTTAAAGGTATCTATGTCATGCTGGGTCGGCTCGACTTCGTTTTCAACTATTCGAGTCGTTCCCATCATGCGCAAGGCTACCCAGCACGATATAAGTACCGCAAAATGACTGTTTGTGACTTCTCCACTATTCAGCTCATACACGCTACCGCGTAGCTCGGTTTTACGCACTTCAATGACACTTACCGGGTCGCATTGGGCGCGTATGCTGTCATCCAGGACCAGGCGCCCCAGGCGATTCATCATCAAATAAGTCCGAATTGCCTCTTCTAAATGGTCCACTTCATTGAAGGCAATATCCCATTCTCTAAACGCCGTCGGGTTATCGACCACGACCACGGTATTGGCCTTGATCTGCTTCATTTGCGCCACTTGCTCAGCGGTCTTGCCTTTGTATGGATCTTTAGGCAATTGATAAGGCAAAAATTTTGTGATGATTAATTCATCATTTTGATTGTCAATCATGGCGATGACGCGCACGGGATCATCATTACTTCCCGCTACACGTGCATCAATGAACATTTGTTGTGACATGGCATCCGGTCCTTATTCTGATAATTGTTGTTCTGTACGCTCTTGTGTTTCTGGATCGGCATTAATGCGGGTAAATACATCACCTGAACGCGCTTTAAATAGGTCCGCTTCAACAACAACATCAAACTGTTTAATACTCCCTGCACCACCGCCCGGGCCTTCACCTGGCCCCCCACCGTTTTCATAGGTAAATTCATCCTCATACAACGGCGGCAAACCAGTAATCACACGCGGGACCAGGCCAGATAGGTCAAATTCGACCAGGCCGGCCACCAAATTGGTTTCGTCCAGGCTGGCACTGTCTGGATACAAACTGTTGTCAAACATGGTGATAGCCCACTCTTCGCGTACATCCGGTGACAAGTAGTAATTCACTGGAAAACGGCGCTTTTCCATCAGGCGGACATAGCTGCAAAATTGGCTTGTAAAGGAATTGGCTGAATCTGGATCATTGGCCAGAAAGACAAATTGCACGTGATAGGTCCGCGGCTCGGTCCGCAAAGTGACGCGACGTTTCAGCGGATCTGTTTTAATAATGGTCTTGACTTCAAACGGCGTGCCGATGACCTGGGATAAATCCGGCGGTGCCGCAATGTGCTGTACCGCCACGATTAACATCGGCAATTCTTTCTGCTTTTTACGATAACTATCGACCATGGCGTTAAAGTCATTGACTAAACGACCCTCGGCCACGGCATACGCGGTCATTTGAGTACGCCAGCGGCTCAGTAACTTGGTTTCAGGCACAAGCCAGCGGCGGAAATCCAGGATTAACCTGCCGATGGATTGCTCAACACATTCTTTAGGCGTTAATGGTCTAGTCATAGCGCGCCCCTTAGAATCCAAAACCAAACCAGCCAGTGATGTTTTCAACCACGGTTTTGGTCTTAGTTTTCTCTTTAGGCCCAATATCCTGAACCACGCTGTCTGTCATAAACTCGCGGCCTTGGCTGAGATATTCATCCAGGGATACAGTCGGGCATAAGGCGCTGTCATACATAGCGTCTTGCTTGATTTGCTGCAATTCACGACGGCGCTCTTGCTTAAGCTGCATTTCTAAAAGCGCGTTTTCACTGGCAAGGGCACGTTCTAAATTGGCCTCAGCGCTATAATTGGCAAAATTCAAGGCATGAATAGAGTCATACATCACGGCTAAGCCATGCTCTAACTCTTGACGCATCTGATCGCCATACATGCCATCTAGCAATAATTCGCCGTCGCCTATGTTGGTTGCATAGTTCGGCTGTAGCACATAGTCAAAGCCCATGGTGATTGTTGGATAAATGGTCCCGCCGACCTTTTTATAATCATTGACCGCTGAAAATCCGCCAATCTTGTTTTTATAATTTCGCATCGCCATATCACCCTCTGGCGTCTGCAAAAATTCTTGTCTATGGGTCACATTGCCATCAGCATCACAGCGCAATTCAATCGTGCGCACGGCTGGGCTAATACTGACTTGCTTGCCATTGGCAATAACGGTTTCTGGCACTTCCAGGCCATACAGCATGCGTAATTGGTGCCCGTAAAAGCCTATCGCGGCACCGGTCGCAACCAGCTCTTGCGTCGCGGGTGAATTGATCACATTAATCCAGGCTTGATAATCGACGTTATCCCGGCTGATACCGGTGAATTTACGACCACGGTCTTTGATGTTGAACGTGATAGGTTTTGTTTTACGACCTTCTGACATGGAAAAGCCCCAAATTATTTACATTTGAGGCCATTTTGAAGGATCTAAAATCCCCCATTTTTCAATATTCCTATACCAGCTGGAACGGATCCTGGGCCAAACGTTTTTCAGCGACGGCGAAATAACCTGGATCACGTTCAATCCCGATAAAATGACGCTCAGTATTGAGGCATGCCACACCTGTTGAACCACTCCCCATGGTGAAATCTAGGACCGTTTGGCCAGCATTGCTGTAGGTCTTAATCAGGTATTCCAGTAAAGCGACTGGCTTTTGTGTCGGGTGCAAGGATTCTTTTTGCTTGTCACTGTTAAAGCATTGAATCGAACGCGGGAAACGTTCATCTGAATCATAGGCCTGGCGCTTAATCGCCTTGCCATAGCACTCGCTATTAATATCAGCCCGGGCAAACTGTTTTCGCTTATGGCCTTGGGTTTTTTGTGGGTTATAGATCGGCTTACGCGAATAAAAGACACTAATAATCTCATGGGCCCGTAATGGCTGATTTTTGGCATTTAGAAAGCCTGTTGCATTGGTCTTTTCCCAGATCCAGTCATAACGAAACATTGCTAAATTGCTTGTCCGTAATAGTGAGCTAAACGGCTCGGATCCAAACAGTAAAATGGCGCCGTTGGGTTTAATGACACGCTTAAGCTCTGGCCACAACAAAGCAAAGTCAATCACTACATCCCATTTGCATTTTGTGGTGCCATAAGGCGGATCTGTCAGAATTAAATCGACTGAATGATCTGGAATCTTTTTTAACTGTTCCAGGCAATCCCCCAGCATGAGCAACGGCGTTTGAATATCCATAAAAAAATGACCATATTTGAACTATGGTCATTTTGAGGCTTAGAAATTGCCTGTTTTTTTGTTATTCCAGCTGGAATGGATCCGGCGGCGCTGCGTCCTGGGGCACAATGCCCGGGTCTGGTCCTGACGGCTTAGCACCATTGGGCCAATCTCCTGGCTGCTCATGAATTAACTTGTCTACTTCGGCGCTGTACTGCCTGGCAACTGCTTCAACTTCAACAAGTAAGGCTGCACCTTCGATAAGGCTGTATCCTGCGGCTGTGGCGAAACTCTGACACTCTTCGGCGGTATAACCGGGCAAATATTTAATGGTTTCGGTGATATTGTTTCGCACGCTATCAACATCATGCTTACGACCAGCATACAAGGCATGGACAGCATTAATCTCTTGTGTATATCTCTCATTGGCTTCAATCCTCTCATTGGCCCACCTTAGTTCTTTGGCTTGGGCTAGGGTGATTAATTTCAGCTTCTCAGCTTCGTTTTCCAGTTTGGTTTTTTCTTTTTCCGCCTGTAATTCACTGACCTGGTTTTTGTAATGGGTGCATGTAGACATGGCACCGATCCCTAGGACCACCAGGACAGCAAAAACCACCAGGCGAATTGTGGTCATTGCTGCTTGTATCTTGACTTTCATAAGCTCAAAAAACATGGCCTATCTCCTTTTAAGATAGACCATGTTCACATGCTCAAATTAGATGAATAATCCAGATTCCAACGACTTACTCGCATATCGACTTTCGATAAGCCAGCAACCAGGGCTTGTGAATCTGCAAAACTTCAAAATGTGGCGCGCCGTCGTAATAAGATTCTTTTAGATAACCCTCCTGGATCAAGGTCTGCATTTGCCGCTGTACGCTTCTGATATGGTGTGTTTTAAGGACGGCGCTATTGATCCCTTTACATGTCATCGGGCCAAACTTGGCCAGATAACTTAAGACGCTGATCAATTTGGCCATTTCCTTGATTCCCGCCTGTGGTCCGCGGGTCTTTTTCTCAGTCTCTTTCGGCGCTTTTAAGGTAATTTTGGGCGTTTTTTTTGCCTTGGCCGGCTTTGGATCATCCACACCCTTGGCGCCGGCTGACTTTTTCATGTGTGCATGCTCTTTGGTACTGATCAAGAAATGATAAGCGGCCGATAAACAAAATGTATTGGTCCCAGATCGGCGCTCTAAATAGCAACGTTTATTGTTGGCATCAATCCGTTTAATGGTCCAGACATGGCCATTTTTGGTATGTAGGACCTGCATGCCGACCTTTAATTTTAGTAATGTCTTATCCATAATTTACTCATTTGAACACTATGTTCATTTGAACACTTTTCGACGATTGCCACGACCGCGCCAATCATCATTTGAATGACGGTCCTTAATCGAATCCCTGTAGTAGCAGCTGCTCATTAATCCCATGCTTTTAAGCGTCTGCTCTTCGACCTGCTGGATGCTTAAGCCTGGGCAATTCTCCTGGATCTCTGCGGCCACGGAACGTAGTAAAGCCTTATTAATCCCTAATCCCATACCCAATATAAGTACACGTGTCATGCTGTCTCCCTGGGCGCCAAACGACGGCGCCTGGTCAATATCAAATGTTCTGATTGCTACCATGCTATGCAGTGCTAAAACTAGCCGACTTAAACGCATTGCAGCCCCGCTTTTAGTTGTTGCTTAAAAGCATCAGTCACGCGGTAAACGTACTCGCGCTGTTCTGATACCCGGTAAATTAAAAACCCGTCCCGACATAGCTGGCGCATGATCACATTCATGGACGCCTTTTCAATCTTAAATAGGTCCAGGTCGAGCAATTGATTTGTAGTCTTTTCGCCGTCCTGGAGTAAGCACATCAGGACCAGCATTCGCTTTTTAAATACTGATATAGCTGCCATGGCTGCCTCACTTGGCCTCACCCGGTAATGGGAACCACTGGCCAAAAAATACCGTTTTAGGATCTTCTTTCCCGCTAATCTGAACCACCTCGACAATGCCATTTAAGCTGCCACCCACATAGCGCGCCAGGACGACCGAACCCGCTTTAGGCATTTCATCCTCGACATTGATCCATTCAGCATTTAGATTGGCTTTTACCACATGAATAATCTGTGGTATCAGCGCAAAATACTCATTAGCAAATTCAAGCGATTTTCCTTCACTCAATTTCACAAGTTTTAATTCAAGTTCTGTCATTGGCTTGATCCTTCTTGCTTATTTTTTTCTTGATCACGCTCGACCCTTTTGCATTTAGCTCGGTATCGACGTATTTCCGGCTTGGTCGCAAGGCGCCATTGCGTCATATAAAACGGGTAAATATTGCCTGAATCGGACATTTTCACCAGGCAACGGGGCACGCCCTGGTAATCAATGGTATGCCCTACAACTTCATGAATAATATGGTCCACGGGCACGCCGTCGCTTAAGTAAATGACCTTATCTCCACGGTCAAAAGCATACTGATCCTTGACGTATTCAATGAGCAATTGCTCAAGCGCTTCATAACAGATCATACGGCGCTTAAAACGGTATACGGAATTTTCTGGCATGTTTCTAAAGACGGCCACTGCTGCCTCAAACCCGCCTAAATCTTCTAAAGTGACTGGCTTATTCATGTTATGACTCATTCTATTTATGTTTATGCTGTGGTACCTGGATCCTGGGACCCGGGCTTATAGGTTTCAAAAAAGAAAATCACCGGCCTATTGGTAAACTCGACCAGGCCAAACCTAAGCGCATGATTAAAAATGTTGTGATACTGCACTAAGGAATTTTCATAGCACTTAATCTGTTCACGCCAGGCCTCAAGCGGCATGGACCCTTTATTCAGATTGCACGGGGCGCATGCTGGGTTTAGATTTTCCAGCGTATCCAAATGAGGCCGGGCCATGGTATTGGTCGTTGTCAATCCGCCATTTTTGGACCAAGCCAGGTCCCGCTGTACTGACTCGATATGATCCAGATGAAACTTATCCCCCAATAGCACGCCACAATAGGCACAATGCCCGCCAAACTTCATCTTGAGCGCTGCACGCTGCTGTTTATTTGGTTTCACAGATACCCCCAAACAGATCATCACGGGCTAATGCGGCCGCATTGATCCATAACACTTCCTCTCTGGATACACCGCCCTTATTGCCAGAAGCCTGTACAGAACGGGTCAATTTGGTCCAGTGTGATAAACGGCTGTTATAGATTTCACTGTCATAGCCACACAGAATGACTTTCCCTGCGACCTGATTAAGCTGATCAATCAGTTCGATATGCTGCTGATCATTCATTTCATGGCGATATGCTTTTATATTGGCTGTCCGGGTGCTTCGGACATACGGCGGATCTACAAAAAAAAGGGTACTTTCATCGTCATAATTGCTGATCACTTTAGCAGCCGGTTGATTTTCGATAAGAACTTGCTTTAATCGTTCTGCAATCGGATATAAGCGATTTGGATATTTATTCCAGATCTCGATTTCATAATTCTTTTGGCGACCACCAGCCATGCGAAAACCTGTTTTCCCCTTTGAGGCACCCGCCGAACCAAAGCCCATTTGTGCACGAATAATCATGCGACGGGCTTTTTCTACCGGATCGCTTGTTTCTCCATAAGCTGCAAAAAATTCATCCCTGGAAAATGGCGTAAATTGCAGCTGCTCTTGCAGCTGCTCTCGCTGCTGCTGATTACGAAGCACTTGAAACAGATTCACCACTTCACAATCCAGATCGTTATATACCTCAATAGGACTCTTTTGCTTTTTCAGTAATACCGATGCAGCACCCCCGAAAGGCTCTACATAAGTTTCATGTGCTGGAAAATGGGAAATAATCCATTCGGCTATTCGATATTTGCCCCCGTGGTAACGGATCAAGGGATGATTCATGTTGTCTTCCTCCATACCAGGATTTCAGACTCACGACGGCGGTTAAAATAGGCAAAAATATCAGCCTTATTAAATTGCATCGTGGCCACTTGGCGCCCGTTTTTATCGGCATACTGCTGCACAAATTTCGGATCCAGGGACCAGCAAATTGAATGCTGCAGTTCGGATTCATCTGCATACGCCCGGTACGCCGTCACCACTTTGGGTAGCCTTGAAAACTCACGACGTTCGCCAGTTTTCATGATTTTCTGACGGTTACGCCGTTTACTCTGAAATAGCGCTATCCATTCGGCCTGCTGCTCAAAAGTACCGCCGGCTTTCCATGCAGTGCCTAAGAAATTCCAGTAATTGCTGTCATCGCTGATCTGGTCGGCATAGGTCGTCATAAAGCACAGCATGAAGTAATGCGGTGTACTGGCTAAGGCCTGGGCGATTTGTGCATCACGATTCATGGCGGCCCCCTTGCAACTGCTTCATGCGGTATTCCAGGTCGCGTACTTTCTGGACCATTTCATTGAAGCGCTGGCCACGGTCTATGGCTTGCTTTTTCAACGCATCAAGCTCGGCTTGCTTGGTCTGGCATTGGGCCTGTAAATGCTCCCAGACGGCGTATTCACTCGGATATAGCTCAGACATGCCCTGACCTGGGTAACGTGCTGTTAATGCGGCATAATCACGCGGATACTTCGATTTAATATATTGATCAAATTCAGCTGTCATCGTGGCATTCCTATCCCAATCCCCAAGCCAATCTTATGGGACATAAATTTTCTTTCAGCCTCGAAATTTAAAAACGGCGCATAGCAGGTCAAGATGCAATGGTTAGTCACCACTTCAAAATCATCTTCATCACCGCCGATGGTTTCCAGAAACTCTATTAATCCATTCTCGAAGCCTTGCCATTCAACCAACTCGCCGTCTTCATCAATCATATTGATCGGGTCTTTATACGGGATCACATTGCCCTCGCTGTCCCTCAATGGCTCCCCTAAGAAACGCCAAATATCCATCTTTTCGGGCATTGCCATTTCATAATCACAAGTAATCAGTTCACCGGTCACTAAATGCTTTGCGGTCACACGGCTATGAATATGAAAGCTCTGTTCTTGCGCAATGACACGGAGTTTTAAGGCTAGTGATAGATCGCCTTCATAGGCATTGGTCCAGATCTTGACGGGCGTATGGGTCGCGGTACTGGAATCGCCATCACCTAAATCGTGGTGCATGTTGATAGTCCGCTGTGCCTCGTTCACTTCCCAAAACATTTGAAACTTACGTTCTTTTAATTTAACGACCTTTTTGCCGTTGTATTTTTTGCGAACCTTGGCCACCTTTAAGCCTCCAAGCACTTAATTGCACGATCCAGCTGCATGAATCGCTCAGATTCAGACGGCATCCAATCGAAATACGCACGTCTAGACTTGGCCTGTTCAATATCACCGTATATGGCTATCACGGCATGACTTTCTGCGACTTGTTTAAGCTCTTCGATGCTATAGGCAATATCCCGGAATGAATCAGCCACGAAATCGACGACCGGTTTCCAGGCGCCGTGGTGAAAGACTTGGAAATCACGACCAGATACCGCCAGATAATCAATTGATTTGGCGACATAGGCATATACAAAATTTGTGGCACCTTCTGGCACATCCTTAAGGATTTGGTCCACCACGTCCGCGCCGTGGTCTAAATAGAATTGAGTCATTTTCATATTTAGATTTCCCATTGCTTCGGATTCCCCAAATAATCAGCTGCAGTCACCGGCTCTATTTTGCATACGGGCTCGACGGCGAATTTCATGGCTTGCATAATCCGAACCCGGGTTTCGCGCTCTTCACGTTCTCGCTTGGTCGTAATTGCCTGGTCTGCTATTTCCACAAAATCAGACAGCGTTTTGTCTTCACTGAATTGCTCGAACGCATGGTCAAACCAGCCTTTACGCCCTAAAAAGAATTTCTCTAGCATGCCGGGTGTGAAATAGATCTTGCTGTTGAAGCTGGCACCCAACAAGCGAACGCCGTATTGCTCACTAAAGCTCATGCTGTTTTCTAAGCTGACGGTAAAGGGCACCACTTTTAAATCGCCATGATCGGCTAGAACGCCTTTACCCTGATTTTGTAATTGCTGACGTGCCTGGATCGCCTCCCCGACCAGCTCCATATAAAGATCCTGGACGCGGTGTACTTCTGGAATGTTGGCGCAAACAATGGTGACTTTGGACTGTTTATAGATACGCTCTTCAATAGCGGTCAGTAAAAGACGCTGCAATTTACGTTCCTCTTGCATACGCCTAAATACTGGATTGGATTTAAATTGCTCGATGACGTTCAGTGTTTTAAAGATGGTGATGAATGCCGGCTCGATATTGTCCGTATGACCGCGAACTAAGTGCTCATAGATTTCAGGCAATGACAGCGGTTTTTCTGCTTTCCAGATTAAGTCCCCGGCCACTGCCATGGCCACCTGAATAAATTGTTTTTTTGACATTTGCTTTATCCCTTTGGTGTGTTTATTTATTCACCAAAAGCATAATATATCTTTTTATCTATTCTTAAAAGCATAATTTTACTTATCAAATGCAAACTTTGTCACAATTTACGTCGTTTATTTTATGATTTTGTCTCCATTTATGCGCAAATTGCTTATAGGTGTATACCCATCAAACATAGGCACTTGATCGACGGCGTTGCTGCGCGTGCATTGGTAACGGTGATTTAAAGCCTTTGGACAGCGTTTATTGCCGCATGTCGGGCATAGGACCATGCGACGCTGTAACTCGCTGGCATCCTTATAGCACTGCACACAGTCATGCTGCTTATCTGACTCTGGGAAAAATGCGCGTCGTGGCGACTCTGCCGGGGTATCGGCCTTGTTTAAGCGCTGTTTCGCACCAGGGCTTAAAAACTTCACCTTATCCAGCACATTATCTGCAAATGGACCTAGCGCATCTTGCATCATGGTCCCGTCATCATAATTGGCAATCACATCCGGGCGTCCGTTTCGCGGGTCGTCTAGATCATCCTCATACTGGCCATGTGAACAACCAATGCAATAGCCGATATACATAATCGTCAAAGCAAAGCACAACACTAGAAAACCAATTAAGAAATACATCATTGTTTTAGCTCTTATCGTATTTAGGCTTTCATTCTGACCGATCCCCGACGGCGCTATTTTCCAAATTCCAGAATAAAAAAGGCCTGGATCTATGCCAGGCCTTTTATGGGTGACGCCGTTGCCATCATCTACGATAGCGGGCCTCTTCTAAATCATCTTTTGCAAGCTGCTGATCAATCGGACGGGCCTTGCGTTTAACTTCCTCGGCCATCTTAATCGCCACATCAATATTAATATCATCCTGGCGTTTACCCGCTTGCAAGCAAGCTACAACATAATCATGGGTCATATTTTCAATACTTTTAGACATAGCTTTACTCTTTTTCTTCGTATGGGTCCACAATGACATAAAGCAGCTCACCTTTATTCGCCAGGCGCTCTTTAAAGTGCTGCACACGCTCAGGATTCAATTCACGCCATTTCTGCCAGGATTCATTAGACAACATAAATTCAAGCCATTCTACGGCCTCTTTACGTGGCTCTATGCGATGACGGCAAGCGATTACGCCGTCGTCATCGTCTTCCTCAGCCTCACTGCCATCCAAACCCAGGGCTTCAAGCTCTTCATCGTCCATGTCTGGCACTTCATCTGCATACACATAATTATCCCGATGCTCAGCACAGAAATAGCCACCACACGACACGGAATGATGGATATTTTCACAGCATAAATAGCCCATGCCACGATCAATAATGACGTTACAACCAGGATGATCACATGGCGCCGGTACACCGTAGCCAATGTCGCGTTTATGATTTGAACAATATCCAATTGACCAGCTCATTTTTTACTCTCCCTCTTCCCCAATGACCAGGGCTAAATTTTCAAACGGCGAAATCCCTTGATAATCCTGAAAGTCAAAGCCTATATCTGGCTTAACGTCTATATTCATCCCTGCATCCCCACATGCCATAGGTTTATTTTTATAAGTAGTTACGGATCATGCCCTGTACGATCTCGATGCAATCATATTGACCCTGCCAATAGCCGGTTGCATCACCCTCGGCATCCCGGCGCAAAGCGATACGTGATACCTGGCTATCGACCTGGCTATTTAAAAGAACCATGGCATCTATTTCGACCGGCTCTTCTGACGTTTTTGCCTCTGCAAGACACTGATCCAGATCATCGGCTTCACACAAGATAAATGAGACGGCCCTTAAGTCTTCTATAAGCTCACGTAAACAGACTTGACGCACGGCCTCCCAGCCGCGTTTATTGCCATAGTCGGCATAGAACACGCCCAGGGCGTTTTTATAGAAAATTAAAGCGCATTTGTGTCGGTTTACTGCGACATATCGGGTCCCTTCCGGCCTGGTCTTCATCAAGGCCTTGAGTTTCCCGTGGTCGTGTAACTTTGCAATGGTTTTTGCACTCTGTTTTAAGGTATCCATCTTTATCTCTTTTCTTGCCCGTCTGTATGTAAACCCAATCATCCGTTACATCATCTAAGGCATGCTGCATAGGGTTAGCTCGGCATACCGCTTGACTCGAAAAACTCAAAATCACACACCGGTATCATGTCCTGGCGCTCTGGGAATGCATCCCGTTCTACCTGGTCCACTAGATTGCGGATTTCATCCAGTGCACCGTCCCCAATGAAATTTAAGCGCTGCCAGATCATGAGATAGACCATTTCAAAAAATAGCTTTTCAGATTCTTCAATGCCGCTGACCTGGGTTTTACGGTTTAACATCGGGACCACCAAGCCCCCGACTAAGTTTTCTGCGATTTCTTCTGCATCATTTCTTATGTCTAGATTGCAGTTGACGTCTGTATTTTTACTCATTGCAAAACACCCGATTTATTTAGATTTTCTAGCGCTGCTATGCCACTAAGAATAAAAATACGACATGTAATTTCATGCCCTAAATCAATATTCCTATCTTTTAGATCCCATTTGTTAAGCCAAATGGTTTCCACATCCTCACATTGCAGCCTATCTGCATAATCAAAAAGGATATGAATACGGCGCGAATCACCGTAATTAAAAGTACGCCAGCTGTTATATGCTCTGCTGATCGGTGAACCCTCGATCACACTCATCAGCAAGCGGTATAAGGTAAAAGTAAACTGCACACGGTCGGCATCAAATACGCCGTTGGTATGCGCTAGGTTGGTGTAACTTGGATCAAGTTGATACTTGGCACACAAGTTAATGAAATCACTTACATGGCTTTCTTTTGGACCTTCTGACGGCATGAGACGCCTCAAATGTGCGATTGGTTATCGCCAAATTATTAAAAGTCCCGTCTAAAAAGTGCTGACCTTTCTGGATCCGGGCTTTTAATGATTCATACGACATAAACTTTTCATTGAGTAACACACCGTATACAAAGTTACGGCGGTTACATAACTTGCATGTAGTCTGCATGCTGTTTAATTTCAATACCTTACGGCATAGCTTACAGCATACATAACCACTGAAAACGACTACTTTCTTCATGGTAATGATAAATCAAGCATATTTTAAGGGTTTTTTATGCATTTGCGTATAAAAAATGAGTGATTTATGCACTATGAGAATCATAGCCAATTCCTCCACTCATAACATGGGCTAAGGATCTATCTGCGACGGTCTGGCCAATAGTACTATCCGACGGCGCTGCTGACTTGGCTTGTGCTGTCGTATGCCGGCCGATTTTGGTCAGTTCTGGCGTGATTTTTGGCACATTAATCGGCGCTGGACGGTTAGCCCCTGCCGGGAATATCAGAATATCTTTAGCCGGTGCTTTGGTTGCCATTGGCTTGGCCGGTGCTTTCGCTGCTGCTGGCTTGGCGGGCGTATTACTATTGGCTATCACCTCTTTACTGATCTCGCGCATCGCCTCTACACCACCATGGCGCGCTAGATTCAAACCATCCCCATCATAGGACCCGCGACCACTGGCATTCTTCATCGACGCGAACTGTTGCGCCGTCTTATTGGCCAGGCCTACATAATCACCCTTGCGCATCATGTCATCCAGGCTCTTTTCCCCGCCCAGGTAATGAATGGCTAACTTGTCCTGGGCCTTGGCATCAAAAATATCCGTATCTTTCAGCCCGGCTTGTGCTGCCATCTTAGAGAAGGCGCCTTTATTGCGGATAAACTGATAACGCCCCACCGCTGTTGAAGCAGATCCAGACTTAAGCAGCTGCTCTTGATAGGCCTTGACCTCAGCAACGGTCATCTGTGAAATAGGCTTAGACGGCTTGACCTTGGCCCCGCTATAAACGGCATCATAGCCATGCACGCCAGACTCCCCCACGGCAATTTCATCCAGCAACGGTGCAAAGCGACCTGTAGCAGATACGCCACCTGTCCCGACCTTATCCCGGACCCAGCCCTTAGCCGCATCCCAGGCGCCACCTACTGCACCAGCGACATTACCGGCCTGGCGAAACGGAATCAGATTGTTTTTACCAAAGTCTAGAAGGCTTTTTAACGTATCTTTGAGTACCTGCTTAAAATCGACTTTCTTAAGTTCATCGACCCAGCTGCCGACCTTTTCACCAAAAATGCCGCCCAGCTTATCCCCCAGCACGGCCCCGCCTACTGTACCGACTGGCCCAAAGAATGAACCCAGCACACCACCGACGGCGGTACCGACAATGCTGCCTATGCCTTTGCCCTTATCCTTGGTATCCATCTTGCCCCAATCTTTCGCCAGGACAGCACCACCAAACAAGGCGCCCAGGATCGGGATTTTACGCAATAAACCTTTACCACCACGGCCCAAAGTTTTGAGCAAGCCACCACCTAGCCCACCCAGGCCACCGCGACCAAATAGGCCACCACTGCCAGCATTGACCGCACGGATTAAGCGAACCAATAACTTTTCCTGGTTTTTGTTGCTTTTCTGCTGGGCTTTATTGGCTTTGACCTGTTCTTCTGGGATTTGCTCTTCATTGGAACGCTTTTTCATGCGGCCTCTGAATATCCCAATGGCACGGGCACCCATACCACCAAAAACACGGCCCACGGGCGCTACAACGTCCTTCACTTCGCGCATGGCATCCAAGGTAGGATCCACGCCAGACGTATCGACGCCAGCACCACCGACGCTGCCAGTAAAAAACTCTTTGACCTTTTTCAGCTTGCCAAAAAATGAATTGGTTTCTTTATCCCCGGATCCAATAAAGCGGCCTTTTGAATCACGTTCACGCGCTTGCTCAGTCCTCTCCTTGGCACTGGATATACCACTACCTACACCATTGCCAGACCCTTGGCCAGATTTACGCGCTACACGTCCCTCGGCGACTTCTAAGGCCTTTTTTGCTACCTCTACGGCGTCCTTAGAGGCATCAACCGCCTGGCGCGCCGTCGTCACCGTCTCAGCGGCATTCACTGACTTGCCTTGTCTATTTTGACGCTCTAGCTCGGATGTATAGACCTGGTTAGAGTCCTGCATTGTGGTCTTAAGTTCATCAAGGCTGCTTTTTAAGACAGCCAGGATCTCTTTTGTATTGTCCTGGGTCTTAACAATCCCTTCACTCATTTCCTTTAATCGCCGGTCCCCAATAATAAAACCGCGCGAATCGTACTTAATCGCCATAGTAAAGCCTATGTATTCATAGAATGGCTCAATTATCCGGCGGTACTACACCTGGCTTTTTTCCATATTCCAGACAAAAAAAACCTGGCACCCTCTCCCAAAAATGCCAGGTCATACGGCCTTCACCGTGTACTACTTATAGTTATTATTCGATCTCTTCAAATTCTGCATCATCTTCATCATCCATATTGGCCGCGGCCATACGTTCTTTAACAATGGCATCAACATCCTTTTGCAGCCCACCAGATTCAATATAACGACGGCGCTCGGCAATCCGTTCTCTCTCTTTTTCTAGACGTGCTTTCTGGGCTTCATACGCCGTATTGTCATTAAGATCGACCACTTTAACCACGGTGCCGGCTTTTTGTAGGTCTTCAATCGTCACACCAAATAAAGACAATTCAAACTTGATCGACTCACGACGGTTAAACGACAATTCATTGAAGGTAGCAGCAACCCTAGAAAGGTGCTTCATTTCATTTGCAATATATTCAACCGCTTCAATCCCACATACTTGGCGAAATTCCTTAGATAGCAACAAGGCATTGTTCAACATTAAACGGTCGGCTATCTGGTCCGCTGCATCATTAATCGTCATCATCCGTTTACGTGCTTTTAGGATGATTTCCGTCATATCTTTACGCCGTATTTGCGACGTCATCAGTAAGTTTTTGATAGCACTTTTTTCGATTTCTATCTGCTTCGACATTAGCTCAAAATCGAGCGCTTCAAATGCATCCTCTTCGGGCTCTTCGTCTTCATCATATTCATATTCATCATCTTTTTTCTTCTTATTTTTTTCTTTGACAATAATATTAGTGGACTGTTCACTTAATTTATTGACACTCCGAACGAATTTTTTTAACTCAGTGTCACTTTTTATCACGATCCCTTCTAGGGCCTTCCATCCTTCGCGTTTCGCCATGGCACTGACGGCCTGTTGTGATGGAAACGTGTCACACTGCAATTCATTCTGGACCAGTTCTCTTAACTGCGTATATTTTAGCTTGCCGTTGCCTTCATAGACGGCGCGTACACATAGCCAAAACTCAGTATCAAAGGTCCCGTTAAACTTCTTTATATCCCCCTCGGATACATGTCTTTTCCAATTTTCTTTTTTGGCCCGTCTGATTATTGTACTTTTAGATGGAAAACTCTCTAATGCAAATTCCAATGTCAAGATATTTTTAATCTTTTCAAAAGTATGGCCCTGTTTTGACTCATAAAGCGTGCGAATCTCAGCCCACAAATTTGTATCGTGGCGCTTTGAAATTTCCTGATTCTTCGCTTTGCTTGGCATACAAATTAAACTTTCTCAGATTGTGGCTGTTCAAGGGTCATAGTAAGACGTTTATTGCCTTCTGGCCCTTGATCATCGAGCATGGTCATCATCGACATTTCAATCATACGCATTTGTCGTGCAAAAAATTTATCAAATTCCATTACGGCGCTTTGCAAGTCAGACATAGCATCTAGCACATCACCATATTGGGCCCGAAAAGCTAAATCATGCGAATGACGGTTAAATACATCAACTGCAGTCCGCGCTTTGGTCTTAAGCATTTCGCCCTGGTATGGCGGCAAATGACGGATCACGCCAGACATACGTTCACAAATTTGCTCAGTAGATTCCTGGACGGCGCCACAAATGGCCTGGAAAATTCGGCCAGCGGTTTTAGCTTCAAGATTTTCGCGCTCATAGTCATCGGATAGACCTAACAGAAAATCAGCGCTCACATTCAAGGATTTACATAGACGGTAGAACGTAATCAGTTCAATACGCTTATCACCGCCTTCAAGCTCAGAAACACGGTTAGCATACTTCTGGTTATTGCTATACGCCCAAACCATATCCATTAATTCACTACGGGTAATACCGCCGATATTACGCGCAATTTTTGTGTTATGACCAACAACTTTAAAAAGCTGCTTTTCTTCATTTGCTTGTGCTTTATTCATGTTGTCTTAATCCCAAGGTATTTAAAGATTTCAGTCAAAGCGCTTTCTACTGTCCGGCATATCACGACTTTATGGCCAGCCTGACGCAATAACGGGATAACGGCTTTTTGTGAATCGCTTAGACTTCCTGTTTCGTTTTTCATTTCGATGTAAAGACTGTGCCACGGCGCCACTGCAATGAAGCAATGTAGATCCGGTACACCAGGCTTTACGCCCTCAGCTTTCAAGGTGATTGCGGTACGTTTAGAACGATAGCCGCCGTTTGGAATAGCATAGATATAATCTTTCAAGGTCCCAGACAGATAAGGCACTTTATCAAGAGCTTTCATAAGTCTTTGCTGAATATCCGTCTCAGCCTCAGTAACTTGTTTAAATTGTTGAACTGTCACCTTATCTTTCGTCGGGTTAGCCCTGGCTTTATCAATGGCCTTTAAGTCCCAACGTTTTTTAGATCTATGTCCACCTGGCATAAAAAACACCCTGTCATTATGCTTTTACGAATAAATATACCTATTTTTTATTCATTTTGTGCATTTATTTTGCAATGTGTAGCGTTTTTTAGGCATTAAGTGTGCTTTGATTGCTTATTGTACAAATGGTTGACTTTTTTCTTATGCGCTCGGGAATATGTTTGATCTTTTCCTGAATACAAAAAAAACGGCAATAATGCCGTTTTTTAATGGGAACTTTCAGCGACGCTTAGGCTATTTATTCATCAATGCCTTATGCGGTTTTTTGGGATTTTGACCATTGTTCTTGATGTTCAGAAAGCCAATCCAGATAAGCTGGGACCGGCTCTTGCGCCTGTGCTGCTTCTTTCTGGGCTTTGGATACCCATTTACCAAACCGGGCCCGGAATACGACATAAGCCCAATTCGGATGATAAAAGCGCCTATTCTGAACATGCAGTGAATAATTCAGAAATTCTTGCTCGGTCATACAGTCTTACGGTATGCAGTTAAACCGCTATTCATAGAATCTAAAACACCGTGGCACGCTGAACCTGGACCATCTGGCATAATCGCGTTTTTCTGTTGGTCTAGCAATACAGTGCGCAATTCCTTTAGATAATTAAGGCTAAATGAAAGCTCTTCCTTGCCCTCGATCTCGATAGATAGGACGGCGTTAAAGAAAGGGCTATTTGTATCCTTAAGTATGCTATTCAGACGTTGCATAGGCTCTTCGATCTGGCCAATCAGGTTATCTATATCGGCAATCGTTAAGCCATGCTCATTGGTATGCTCTTTATAGTGGATTTCTGGCAATTCCACGTAATCGACGGCGTTACGGTCCCAGACTTCAAGCAAGTGCCCGTTTTGGCATGTGTAATAGAACTCAGCCTCTTCATTGATCAATACGCCAGCTGCATTCCAGGACTGTCTATAAACATTACGATGCAGTTTTGCTTTTACGTCTGAACATCCGCCAATACACGCCCACTCTTGATGCTCTTCTAAGCATGGCAAACGATAAATTACTTTACTTTCACTCATTAGATTGGCCCTGCACTTCAATCATGGCTTTATGTGCCGTTTGAATCAAAATAACCGCTGCATCTTCACTACTTTCAGATTCATGCAAGATCGTTTGATAGGTTTCAAAGAAATTCGGATCATCAGAAATTTTGACCGCTTGAGCATGGCTTAGCTCTTTTGGTACTAATTGCATGCCCGCGGGTATTGTCTGGCCTCTTGCTTGCCACATGACCCAGGCCAGATTAAGGATCTGCACTTGGTCATATTCCATGGGATTACATAGGTCGGACGGGAAATACTCATTCTTTTTCGGATCGAATACGGTGCACATGCTCACGTTACGCAATGCAATAATATTCTGATCCTCTAGTGCCTGTTCAAACGCATGTAATTGCTCACGGATATGGTCTTCTATGACTATTTCGCTCATGGTGCCACCTGCGGGATCTTGTTACGAAACATATCTGCATACTGCCAGGAACGTGCACAAATATCGTTTATGCTACTGCGGTTTTTCTCTTTAAACTCTTGTTTAAAGGCTAACTTTGCCTGTTCTGACTCTATGCTTTGCAAAGTCTTTTCATAGTCCTGGCGGTCCTTTTGATTCCCCAGCAATACGCTATCTAGGCTCTGGACCAATTCAAGCATGTGGTCTTTTGTGACCTTATCCATACTTTCATCAAATTTACGGCCAAATTTTTCACTGAACCATTCATCATGGCCACCAAATATGAACATTGGCACGCTTTCCTCAGTATCCAAGCCTTTTAAGGCATAACGCCCGGATCCAATTAAACAACATGCCACGGCCAGCACTTCCAAGTTATCACCCTGCATGGTGCATTCGTCAGATGGATTTATAATTTCAAAAAGCATCGCTATTTTCCTCTAAAGCCTGTTTCCACGATGGAAAGCGCTGTTGATCTTGTTTTTCGGCTTGTTTTGCTTTTGCTAGGTTAGCCCGGTGCTCTTCTTTAGTTTCCGGGAAAGGTAAAGCACGCTGATCATAAAAAGCCTGGGCGCTCTTATGCATGATGTAAGTATTTTCATTTGCCTGGGCCAAATGCTCTTCGATCCATTCTTGTTTAAGCACCGGATCCTTTTCGATCATGCTGCATGCCATGACGACAACGGCGTTATGGTGCATTGCAATTTGTTGTACGTGCTTAGTTTCAAGTAGCGTTTGCATCTGGTGATAATGCTTAGCTGCATCAGGTCCCATAGTAACGCCCTGGCCATTGGCTACGGCGTCGGCTATTTGCTTATTGACTGTATCGAACCATTCCCAGCGTTTAGGTCCTTGTATGCTCTCTGGCATGGCCAGGATTTCTAGATTAGGCATTTGCCTTTTCCTCCTGGCGTTTCTCTTCAATGCATTCAACTAAGTGCTGAATCGCTTGATCCTTGCTGTCAAATGGTCCTTGCCAGCATCCATCTAACACTATGTCCCATTCAATCAAACCATGCTCTTCAAGGCGATTCATTTGCACAGTGCCATAGTACGGGACCTCATGCGCCCACCAGATTTCATTATCATCTGTGCCAAACTCAATATTAGAGTTTTGCGCCACGGCCTTGGCCTTATATGCATCAGCCGCATGCTGAATCAAGCCATGAACTGACATACCTTTCATAAACCAATGATTGTCAATCATGCAATCTTCCTGTAGCACATGATTTTCCTGGGCGATAATCCAGAATTTCCAGATCTGGCGCGTCTGTTCTTTCATCCACACCACGGTACCGTTTTCTTTCACGCTATGCTCAAACAAGGCATCATCGCTTAAGGTTTCTGCCAATAGCTCATAGATCCATAAGTCTTTAAATGCAGCGATAAAGTTTTCGATTTGATTTTCCATAATCTTAAACGTCCTTATGTACAAATTCAGGCAATAGAATCTCAGTCCCCGCGTGATAAGCGTCTAACATCGCCTGGGTAATCTGGATATTTTCGATATACTGAATTTCCCAGAAAGTAATACTTAAGTGCTTATCGGCCCATTGATTTAAAAAGTCGGTTAATTCTTTTTTGGCTTCATCCGTGACGCCATCAGATCCGGTATTGTCGTCGGCATATTCGCCGTTGTTTTCATACACATTTTCGTCATACAGCTCTAGGATCCGATCCGCATCGGTAATATAGTTGCTGGCACTCGGATAACGCTTAATACCAGTGTAAATAAATTCCCCAACGTCTAGATTATCATTGTCATCTAGGGCCTCCATTGCCTCCCTTGGCGTAGTAAAATCATCCCAGGATTCATCATTCGTACTGCTAAAAATTCTTTCCATTGCTTTATCCCTTAAGTAAATCGAAATAGTCTTGTTGTTTTTCTATTGCCTGTTCCTCGGTATCGCATAAAACAAACTTATCCCGTTCTATGTCATCGCCGATCTTTTTAAAGGTCCACACGCCAAACATGGTCACATTTTCAAGTGTCGCGGTCTTATAGCGGGTCACTTGCATTATGTCGTTATGCTCACAGCCATCACCCAAAGCATCCAAGTCTTTTGGATAACAAATATTCTCGGGCTCGTCCTGGTCCTGGTACCACTCATGAATTTTGGCCGGGCTTATCACGACGGCGCTTGCTGGATCATTGGCCAGGTTTTTAGTCGGCGGCATTGGTCTGCCTTCACCCAACAAAATGGATCCTTCATCTGGATAGTCGCTATACCAGCAATACAAGCCAGGTCCACTATGGCCAGTACCGCATAATTCAATGACCATTTCAGTTTCAAGCTGCTCAGCGGTATCATCTGGCGCGCCATATTCATAAGCCTGTTTTAATTCTTCACATGTCAGACTTAAGCTGGACATGTATTTAGGTTTAGCCTCTTGCCATTTCATACGCTCATACAGTTCGCCCAGCTTCATTGACTTGGCGACCAGAATATCTAGCAATTCCTCTTCACTATTACTTAAACAGTGCTCTTCTACTAAACCTGCTTTTAAATGATTAATTTGAATATCCAGCTCATGCGTATCATCTGCTGTCACTGCCTCTTGCTGATATACCGCTTTTGCCTGGTCTAACGCAGCATTGATTAAGGCCTGGGCAAAGTCATACACATAAGGATTTAAATCATCATGGCCATTCGCTTGTGCTTTTAATTGAAAGCCATTGGCCAAGGCCAGCTCTTTTATTTGCTCATTCTTCATTTTCACTTTCCTTTGGCTCAGGCGTATACATCCAGCGGCTTATATCGTCTTCATCGAATAATTCATCACCGACATTAGCATTAAAAAAATACTCATATTCCTGGTCGCTTCTGTCTCCATCGCATTCACAGTAAGCACAGCCCCCACAACAACGATCATCGTTTTCGCTAGGTCTGGCGATATACCAGCCGTGATAGGTCCCGCCGCTATGTCGAAGCTCAAAAAAGACTTCTTTTGACTGCAGACAATCAGAATCTTTTTGTTCAAATAGCTCAGGCTTATCAAATTCAACCCAAGGACTTACTAAAGCGGGCTTTGCATTCCAGCCAAATAGGGCCGCATTTAAATAATCCTGGTCACAACATGTCTGACTATCCCATTCAGGCGAATGATATGCGTTACATTCAGGATCAAATTTTAGGGTCTTGCTACGTGCTAAACGCTCAGCAATACCAGGTAATTTTTCAAACTCTGCAACATCCATTAGGCCACCTCATAAAATGATTTGGCTTGTTCAAAGTCAGAAGTAATCAATTCAGCGCCATCCAGCTTATAGCAATGCACGATTTCACCGTATTTAAACACCTGCACCGCTTGTTCAAGATTCTTGCACTGATACATTGGCTCAACAAACCAAGCCTCGTCATAGATAAATTCGGCGTTTTTATGCTCTTCTGGTGTACCTTTCCATTCCTGGACCTGGATCAATTCATCGAATGATTCAATAATAAATTTATTCCCCTCGGCCGTGTGCATGGCTCTATAGCGGGCCACTGCACGCTCAGCGATTTCTTTTGATACCGCCGGCGCCTGTTCAAGCTCAGTATCATCCTCGGGCGCAATCGCTACGCACCACAATTTTTGTTCTGTCATTGCTGGATCTCCTGGATATAGCCCAGATTTTTCATGCGTTTGCGCATACTGCCGCGATTAACGCCCAAGATTTTGGCTAGTCTGGTCTGATTAGCCCCGTAGTTCTCCATACACACCTCGATTAACAAGTCATCGAATTGCTCCAATAACTTGGCTCGGGCATTGTCTGGATTTCTGGCCACAAAGTCGGCTAATTGCTCTTTATCACCCGTGATTAGACGTTTCTTAATACTCTTACTACCCATCAATAAAATCCTTAACGCTCAATTCTCTTTTTTGTGATATGCAATAAATCCTGTCCCCTTCCCGTATTCGCTTAAGTAGATCCTGATAAGAGATAAACTCAGTCGTACCCATTAAAGGTTTCAGCGGTTTTTTACGTGACGTACAAATGTCACCTTGGCTTATGACGGCGCCATATATGACGCCCTTAACCATTTTTTCTAACTGACACACACCGCACCCCAGGCGAGGCATAGCGGCCTGCCAGCCGCAATCCAGACACTTTGTTTCGCCGGTAGCTACGACGTAATGATATGGACGCTTGGCAAATTTCTTGATTTTTGCGTAATACTTGCGGCTCTTTTTACGATTCCGCACGACGACTTTTCGTTCAACTTTGGGAAACTTTATATTTTCAAACATATTCCACCCTGGCTATTTGCAGAATCCACAACGGCGTTAGCAAATGCATGAAAGCGGCTTCCTACTTCCCATTGGTTGAAGCCTGATTTAAGGGCTATGTCGCGTATTTTGGTTGATATAAGCGGCTTAGATTGAACGGACATGATCTGAAATAAATGCACATTGAGAAATTCCGCAATTTTTACGGCCTCAAAACATCGCATTTCACGTGCACCACTTTCGATACGCACGTATGAAGAACGGTTTATGTTCATGTACTCAGCCAGCTCTGTGGCGCTTACATGTTTTGATAATCGAATCGCACGGATTTGCTTTCCACGCTTAATTAAAAAATCCTTGTCTGGCTTAGACATACTTATAACCCCTTAGTCCCAATTAGTGCTCTATCCCGTATAACTTTTAAGTTATTATGCGCAAATGAGTATAGTATTTAACCTACTCTATGCGCAATAGCATAATTATAAAATAGGCAAAAAAAAGGCCCTAAATCCAGGGCTTAAGGGTCATTAAATGGTGTAATTTGACTCTATCTGTTTGATTTGTAATTGATTTAATAGATTTTCAAGATTGATAAACTTAGATTCTATTTCATGGTTTAAATAACTTGATTCAAACCATGATGCTTCACCATGCTCACCGTATACATAAAACTCAGCATATTCGCCTGGGCCCTGGCGATAATAACGATTGGCCACATGGTTAAAGTAATTGGTTTCTGACGGTCTGACTGCCTCGATCTGCCAGGCACCGGCTTCGGTCAGTATCTCGATTGGATACTTACGCGCCAGGCCTAAACTAAACTCAAGCACCGGGATTAATTGATTGCTTTCAATAAACGCTTCAATGGTCCCTTCTAAATCCAGCATAGGCCTGAACGCTTCCAAAAAATCCACATAACGGCGCACGGGCTTTCTATAGGCCTGGCCCACATATTGATCCAGGGCATAAAAGGACGTGTGGCCATTCATTACGCTTAAGTCTGTTGCGCCCTCTGGGATCTGGCGATAGATCGACAAGGATAATTCCTGCTGCTGCAGTAGGTCCTGTAATGCTTGCTCATTTTTCATCGTGCTTTCTACCTACTCGGCCAGTGCATCGCGGGTATTGATCCAGTAGGACCAAAATCACCGCATCTGCACTTGATCCAGCCATTTCGCCTTTCTTGCGTTGGGGCCGGCCATTGTGTTTATAAGTGACGTCATAAAAATACAGATTGGTCTGACGCTCTGGGGTCTGTTGATAAGTTTCCATTTTATTCCCAATCGAATTATGGCTATGCAATCAAGCATAGCCATAGGGTTTTTTTAAAGCGATTACGCCACTCGCCTGGTCACAGAATTAATGGTTTTCACCGTCTTATGGACCACATTATATTTATAGACGGGAATGCCTAAATCGCCCATTTCCTGCACGCCGTCGAGCAATTCCGGCTCGAAGTAGCAATAGACCTCAGCAATACCCAGATTAATCAAACGCTTGGCACATCCTGGACATGGTGCACTATGGGAAAATTGCATCAGATAGCCGACCTGATCACGCTCTTTTTTTGGCAAACTTAAGGCTGCAAATAGGCTGGCATGAATATGCGGGTTACTTTGATCACAAACATGGCTCTTACACATATCACTAAAATGCGTATCGAAGCCAACCGATAGAATCCTATATTTACCTTCACCCATGACCCGACAAATAACAGCCGCGTCCTGATTCCCCGCATCGGCATGTTGTTTGATCTGATCGGCCAGCTGCATCACTTCACTTAAGGAATAATTGCGACGGCGGACCTGTTCGGAAATATAGGCCTTCACATCCATTTTTTCGTGACTATAAGACGCATTACGACGCTCTTGCTCAATATCACGGATAGCATTAACCACACGCTTTACACCGTAATTAATCAGCAAAAAACGGCCATCTTTTTTGGCATGGGCTAAACCGCGGATTGCATTAGTCGAAACTTCTAACTTTTCAGCCAGGCGCGATATGCGGCCTTCGCCCTTACGCACAAAGCGCACAAAGTACGGAAATTGCTGAATGCATTCCTGCTCTAATTCTTGAATGACCAGCTTTTGCGCTTCGACGGCGCGCATCAGATCCGGTGACATGCGGTTTTCATGGATAATGGCATATAGGGCTTTTTTGTTTTTACCCAGCAATGTGGCAAGTAAAGACATACGGCCTTTACGTGCACCTACCCATTTTTTGAATAATTCGATTTTTAAAATATTGTTATTAACTTTCATGGCTATTCCCTCAAAACATTTCTATTTCATCTGTACCCGTCTGACCGCCTCTGTAGCTATTCCAATCAAAACCCATAACAATCACGCGGTTTTTCTCAAAAAAGCGGTCTGCTGCCCGTGCACCAATGGCCAGTTTTAAATCGTCATGTCGCAAATTTGATGTGATGATGGTCGGCAATCGACGCTTATAACGTTCATCAATCAAAGCTGCGTAAAAGTCCAATAAATGCGTATTGGTTGAAGTAATAGTCCCGACGTCATCAATACACAAAATGCTCTTTTTCGCTAAACGCTTAAGCAAGGCCTTTTGTGAACCGCCGTCTGCTTTCCAGGTCGCGGTTATTTCATGTAGTAAGGCCGGCTCACTCACAAAAAGGACCGATAACCCGCCTTTCAGACGTATATCGTTCGGATCAACCACACCATTGGCCAGTGAACGCTTTAAAACCTCTTGTAAGAGGATAGCTGCATACAAAGTCTTGCCAGTTCCCATATTCCCATGAAGCAAAATGTTCTTAGCACCGTCGCTGGCACCTGCCGCTTTAAGATCCTGGACGTACTTAATCAAACGCTGAACAATTGGCTGTTGTTTATTGCTACGGGAAAAATCCAGGGTAGAGAACTGCATGCCTACATAATTCACGGGAATGCCAGTTTTTTTTAATTCCTGGCCGATCATTTCCTGAATCTGCGGCCTTAACTCTTCATTGCGTTTTTGCTGAATACAAGTAGGACATAGCAAGTCACTGTTGGCCATAAAACTTGGGACCTGAAATGTCACAGCTTCATGAATTTCGCACTGAATTGTTTTTTCAACTAGGCTGACCGTTTTACTTAAACTGATCTTTTCGACCTCATGCTTTTCAGCCAGTCTTTCAGCCTGTTTCCCTGATTCTTCAAGACATTGCGGACATGCCTTAACTGAATCTGTGATTAATTTTTGGTAATCGCCATGAATGAGGCAATTCAACTGAATCTTATTCATCGTATTCGCTAAGCTCCCCATGACTAAAACCCTTTCAATGCATTTTTGAAATCATCGCTTAAGGGCTTAACCTCAGTCTGGACCACTTCAAAAGGATTGCATCCGGCCTGCTGCTGTTGAATACGGGACTGGATCTGTTCTTGTTTTTGGCTCTGTCGTTTAGGAGGCATAGCCAAATTAAAGCCTAGTGCTCTCATACGTGCCACGTGTTTGGCGTACTCTGGACCCGATGTTAAAACTCGAATCAGGTAAACAGTGAAGTTATGCAAACGCTTTGATTCATGAACGTTTTTGTATTTATCGTGCTGTTGGTTGAAATCAATCAAGAACCGATCTAAATGTTCTTGTGATGTTATGCGACCAGATAAACCAGCCATACCCAGCTTTGCGGTAAATGCTGGATCTTCAAGTTTCAATGGCCATTTTCTAAGTAACGTTCCCTGATCACACTGTTTTTCAGAATTTTCAGAATTTTCAGAATCAGCGTTATTAGTATTAAAAATAGTATTTCTTGTCTCATAGTTATTATTAGTGTCGGGTTTTCCATTTACGGCTTTTCCGTTTGTGGTCGGTTTCACACTTTCACTTTTTTGATCAATCACAGCACTTTCCTCGAAGGCGAATAGGTCCAATTGTGGCGAACTAATTTCTTCACTGTTTTCCACAATTCCTGTTAAATCCAGGTCGGCAACAACGGCGCCGGTTGACTCTTCAAAGATCTGATAGGTAACTGAATCGAATTGGCCATTTTCAGCCTTGGTACGTGTCATGCGGATATAGCCGGCAACAATAAGACGGTCAATCATGCCGCGAATTGCGTCTCGACCTTCCAAGCTACTTTTAACGACGGCTTGTATGCATAGTCTGTGATGATCCGACCAGGATAATAGCTGCGCCATTAGTCCGCGGTCTGAATGCTTAATTGTTTTGTCGCGTAATAGCCTATTTGAAAGCAGCGTATACGGATTTTCTCGGTCGTGGCGTGCTCGGGTGATGGTTTTCGGCTTTTCGGCCGCGGCATCACTTAGAACCGCACTAAATATGTCGGTACTGGCTAGGCTAGTCATGTTGTTCATCCCAAATTTGTCTTGATTTCCCGCCGTCTATGGCGATTTCTGTAACTTCCTGTTTGTTTTATGTACTACGTTATTTTTTTAACTCCCGGATCTGGTTGTTTTAAATCAAAAAGATATTTCTTGTAATCAAATGAAATAGTTTCAGCCTTGATTACGCCCTGGGTGTGCTCTTCAACACGCTTGGCAACGTCTAAAGGCATGGCTAGTACACCGGACAAATACCGATTAACTGTTGTTTGGTTGACCCTAAGAATGCGGCCCGCCTCTGTTTGGTTTTTAAAATAAATCTTAAAGACCTCATTCAGCCTTTTGACAGCTTCAATACCTTCCTTTGGTGCCACATCAATAAAACGCTGACGCTGACGGATACTTGGCGAAATTTCACTCATTTTTGTAGTTCTCCTAGATTTGGATTATTACCTCTAGGAATAAATGCTATGCTCTGGCGCATAATTTAGCAAGCAAATTATTTACACGTCTTAACATGGGGCATTTGTTATTTATTCTGTAAGTAGCATAATTACAGTGTAATTATTCTCGAAACGAAAATATTTTCATTTCCAAAAGGGGAAAGATAAATGAACACAGTACAAAATGGACAAGATTTTGATGTGTGGAAAAACATCAAAATTGAAGAGGATGAAGTCGAAGGTGGCCAGATTATTACATTTGTAAAAAAAGGACATGGGATACGCAAAACTAAAAGACCACTTGGCGCCGTTCGCCTAGAACTCGCACTAGACGAAGCAAAAATGTCTCAATCAGAATTAGCACGTCGGTTAAATGTTGGCCAGCCTGCCATTAATCGCATTATTACCGGTAAAACTCGCAACTCAAATTTACTGCCTTTAATCGCGAAAGAACTCGGAAAAAATCAATTATGGTTAGCAGGTAATGAACCAAACGATAAATCAATCGCTATGATTCAGGATGACTTTTTGGTAATTGACAATGAACCGTTTATTATTGTTAAGCACTATTCAAATGGGAATAGTGATAATTCCGATACAGAAAATTTAAGCATAGATGCTAAAGGAATCGTCATACTTGCCAAGGATCAATTGCCGGAAATTGCAAACGTTGAAGGCCTGCGTTTTATCTATCAACCGGACCGGGCTATGGCACCAGAAATAAAATCTGGCGCTAGTGTGACTTTTGATACTCATGATACGGAAATCATTAACGGCGATATGTATGCAATTCAGGTCGGGAATATCGAATGTTCACGTTGTCTATTTGTCCAGCCGGACGGGTCCATTTTGATCCGGGCAAAACAAGCAGACTTCCCGGATTACACGATCAACAACACTGACAGTAATTTTAAAGTCTTAGGAAAAGTCGTATTTGTGAGTAATAAAATCTAAAAATAACGATGTAGATTATCTTTTCTACATTTTTTAACAATTAAAAAGGCGACCTTTTTGGTCGCTTTTTTTATGCTCAATTTGCATAGCTAGGTCGTTTTTTAATCTTTTCTATTCTCCTATTGCATAGTTCTATGCGCACGCGCATAATAATGATTCCAAGACAACTAGCCAAAACTATGAAAACTTTACTAAATCAATCACTAATAGAAAAACAATCGCTATTTCCTAGTGAGAATAGCCAAGTAAATCGTAAAACCGATGTGATGCAAGTCACTAAAAATACGACATTAATCGGCCTATTCTATGCAATAGCGCACATTTTAGGCCTGGTATGGATCAAATTACGCACTGCCATCCTGATCTTATTCATTATGAGCATGGCGACTGCAGTGCTTACAAAACTGATTATTCATGCCGTCGATAAGGAATATGCAGCACAACAAGAAATGATGCTTGATTATCAAGATGAACTTAAGCATTCACTCCCTTTCGATGCACCTACTGAGGATCAATAAAATGTCTAACTACAATAACCAAAACCAAAAAACGCCGATTGACGAAAAAGCCCTGTTGAATGTTTCCCTGGTCCCTACGGCACCCGTGGATTGTTCGCCTAAAGACTCCAATTCAATTGAAGTGCTTAAGGCAATTTTGGCCATACAAGCTGAAATCCTGGAACTTGGCGGCATTGCAAAAAGCCATCGCAATGAAACACAGAACTATCAGTATCGAAGCATTTACGATATGTATGCCGTTATTAGCCCGCTTATGGTCAAACATAAGATCACCTTGATCGGGACGACTGAATCCTGTGCTGTTTCGCAATTTTTAAATAAGAACAAGGAACCAGGCTTTAAAGCTGTGGTTTTGATCCGTTATACAGTGACGTCTATCCTGGATGGATCTAAGGTCGAGTTTTGTATCACTGGCGAAGCCAATGACAACGGCGATAAAGCAGTATCGAAAGCCCGCGCTAGTGCTAAAAAAGCCTTTTATGAAGATATTTTCGCTATCCCGACTAGCACGGATCAACCAGCTCAGAATCAAAACCGGAACCAGTACCAATCTAATTGGGGCCAGGATAACGGCTACCGTAACAATAACCGCGGCTATAACAATCGAAACTATAACCAGAATAATCAGGCGAAGCAGAACCAGACAAACCAGACCCAAAACCAGGACCGCCCCGCATCGAAGCAGCTTAAGACAGAAATTGATGGACGTATGCAAACATACGGCTATCAACTTGAAAAACTTTTGTCTGATATTGGCCTGAATATCAACACAGTGACGGATCAGCAACTACGCAATGTCTACACTGAATTTAAGCGACTACACCAGCAACCCGCGACCGGCCAAGCTGCTCAACAAAGCCCAAACCCGCGACACTAAGTAGCGATTTTTATACACCGCCTGCATAGGCGGTTTTTTTCGTCATTGAATCAGCAATCCTTTTCCGTTATTCTTAATTTGTTCATTTAAACACAATGTTCATTTAATCATTTGAACATAATGTTCATTTAATTACTTAAAGATAGTTTTTGTTTTGTAAAACATACAAATAAAAGGGCTTGGGATAAAAGAAAATGGCAAAATATATATCACTTTTGCAATTAAAAGGCGGCGTTGGTAAAACCACAATTACTGCAAACTTGGCCGGCTACCTGGCATCGAAGGGCTATTCTGTACTGACAGTCGATGCAGACATGCCACAAGGTAGCTTGACCGCATGGGCCGGTCTATTCACTAAAAAGCATGGCTACAAAAACTATGAGCATGCAACGGCACATTCTATGGATGAAATGCTATCTATCCTGGAACAAGCAGATCAAGAATTTGATTATATCTTGATTGATTCACCGCCACGGATCGCGGAAATCATGCGCTCATTGATTATTGTTTCTGACCTGGTGCTATTACCGCTTAATGTGACTGCGCCGGAAATTTGGGCTATCCAGGATACAGAAACTAAAGTTATTAAAGCAGCTCTTGAAGAACGCCCAGATCTAAATATTCGCCTGGTCCTGAATCGTATTAAGGACCGGTCCAGCACGTTCAAGCTCAGTGACCAAGTAACGAAACTCACTGGCCTGAAATTTACAAAACAGTACCTCACTGACTATGACTCTTACCAAACCATTGTCGGTAAAGGGACCCATGCCGCGGCCTATCACGTGAAAAAACCGAAAGAACAATTCACCGCATTCGCCAAAGAAGTTTTAAGTTTAATCCAATAAGGTAAATGACCATGACCGGAATCGCCACCGAAAAACCAGAAGCCCCTACTTCACGCTTCAACAAAGCTAAAGAATTTGGCCAGGCTAAAAACGAAAATGAAGTAACAGAAGCAGCCCCAGCGGAAAAACGCCCACGCTTGAGAAGAAAGAAAAATACCGAACCGACTTTTCGTGAAAACTTCGATCTAGAAGTCAGTCTCGGCAAGGAAATGCGTACATTTCTGCTTGAATCTCGCCGCTTTCGCAATAAGCGCGAATTTCTTACTCAATGCCTAAAAGACGGCCTGAAAAAGTATGCCGGACAGTAAAAAAGCAATTGGATACGTTCGCGTCAGTACGCAAAAGCAAGTAGACGACGGCGTATCTATTGACGCGCAAACCAACAAAATTAAAGCCTGGGCTAGTCTCAATGATTATGAGCTAGTCCAGATTTATATTGATGAAGGTATAAGCGGCAAGAACACAGCAAACCGGCCTCAATTGAATGAGGCCTTAAGCCTTCTGAAAAAGGGCAATGCTTTCGTGTTTTACAGTCTTTCCCGTGTGAGTCGTAATGTTATTGATACGATCAACATCGGTGAACGGATCCGCAAGAAAGGCGCCGATATGGTTAGCCTGTCTGAAAAAATTGATACCACTGGCGCATCGGGTCGAATGATCTTTAACTTGCTGGCGGTCCTGAATCAATTTGAACGGGACCAAGTGGCTGAACGTACCAAGCTGGCCATTGGCTACCTGCGGGACAATCAAAAGGTTTATAGCCATACGCCGTATGGATATGACCGTGATGGAAAGGATCTAATACCCAATGAAGCAGAACAAGCGGTCATCACTCAAATGAAGCAGTACCGCGCCCAGGGATATGGAACCAGGAAGATCGCCACGACGCTAAATAAAAATGGTGTACAAAGTAAGCTCGGCGGGTCGTGGTACCCAAAAACAGTTGAACAAGTCTTAAAACGTGAAGATCTACTCTCAAGGAATAACAACGATGAAAACTCAATTAAATGATGAAGAACGTCAAAAGTTTATGCATGGTGCTTTGCATGAAGTTGATAGCATGTACAAAGAAAATTTGGCACTAGGTAAACGCTCGGGTACAGCAACGGTCGTAATCAGCTCTATGATTGATCTCGAAGATGCAGAATACGACATACTGGCAAATAACCTGCATGCGTTTTTTAAAGACAATCCGAATATGTCAATTCAAACTACGCGCAATGAACTGACTCAAAATGCTTTAGCTATTTCTTTCAGTTGGGGTAGTGAAAAAGCTATAGAACACGGCATTGAACACATCAGCATTGAAACCAATGTTATTCCTTAAAAATTATTCTTATTTTTCAAACAAAAAATAGTAATTTCAACCAACAAATTATTATTTTGAAAACAAAAAATAGTAATTTCCCAAGCGTTATTACTATTTTTTTAACCATAAATATTAATTTCAACC